AAAATGAGAAGGGAACACCTAGACCTGGACAACGGTGTATGGACCGTTCCGGCGGCGGTGGCGAAGACAAGAAGTGAAATCAGGCGGGGATTATCTGACTTGTCGATAAAAATGCTCAGGGAGGTTTTAACCTCCCATGAGTATGATTATGTATTCCCGCCAGTGATTAACGGCGGCAACAGGCCAGTAAACGCATCAGTGATAAAAGTAGCTGCAATATTCGTGCGTAAAAGGATGGGCGGTAAATCATGGTCCTGTCACGACCTCCGCAGGACGTGCCGGACACACCTTTCAGCTATAGGTGTTCCGGTACATATTGCAGAAAAGGTCTTAGGCCATTCATTAAGGGGGATACTGGCGGTGTACGACAAATATGATTATCTTGATGAACAAAAGGAGGCACTAAATAAGTTTGCGGATTATGTATTATCTTTGGCTGACGTTAAACCAATCTGATCAAAGAACTGCATTACGTCCTGATAGCGGTACATAACGCCACGCCCGGTACCAAGTACATCAACAGGGGCCGGGAACGGAGTTCCGTTCCGTTCCCACTTTTTACGCCATAAGTAAAACGTTCCCCTGCTAATTCCCCCCAGCATACGGCAGATGGCAGGGCGACTAAGAAGAATTGTTGCCGTTTTATCCATTATTCACCCCCCGTGTATTCAACGTGTCCTATACATCCGTCTATAATAGCTTGCGCCATATTGCGATAATCGCACGAAAATTCGTTGTCGCGGTTAAAATCAATTTCTTTTGCAGCATCTTCACCGATAACCTTAGTAGCAAGTGCAAACGCAATTTCAGCCAGTATTTTTTCTTTCGGATCTACATACAACTTATGAGCGAAATGCTTCCATTCCCCGGCTTGTTCAAAATCAGGCGCATCCATTTCTACAAAAAGAGCAAGGCGATCACTTATATACTTGTATTTCAGAATAACATATTTCCGACCATCGACAGGATCTAGAAGCTCAAGCCATACTCCGCATGGAGGCTTTTCTCCTGCCATCCATTCCGTAACTTCTGGCGTATCGCAATCATGCCGCTCATCTTCGATTAATTCGTCAATGATTTCACTTTCTTTGTTCATGCCATCATCATCTTTATTAGATAAATTGGCATATTTATCAAACTTCCAGCTTGCCGCCATAACAGAATAAGTGCCGCGATCAGCGCGAACACCAACTAAATAACATGATCCAAAATTATATTCTTCCCTGCATGTCGATACTTCAAACGATGGGTAGCATTCAGGGTTAGTGCGATGGCTAATCACACCGATTGCTTTTGATTTACTCATTTGTTTATCCTCAATTATGCCACTGGTACATCGTCAACTTTAATAAAATAATGTGGATGATTTCTAATATCTCTCAGGTAGTAGCACTGACACTCTCGCCACTCATTAGCCGCGCGATTAAGATAAAACACATTACCATTTTCTACCTTGTAATAAATCCCGGTCGGTTTAGCTTTAAAATACTCAACCATTATTGCCCCCAGCGTTTTATAAATTCCTCGTTTAATTTCGTATCACCTGACCACTGAACGCCATGCTCAGCGCCGAACGAGTAGATCAGTTCGATTAATTCGCTAAATTCCGCTTTACTCATCCGGCTGGTTGATGTTCCCAGCACAACAAAGCCTGATTTGTCCAGGTTAGGGACAACGCCATATTTCTTAAGCCCGGCAGTGAATACCGCCTTCCAGTCTTCCGGCGACAGCCTCTTACCGTACCAATTAACCTGATCACTAATGTCGGTTAGCAACGCCCATAGAAGGCTATTTTGGCTTAGCGAGCGGGTTTTCTCCTGGATGGTGATTATCAGCGGGCTTTTGCTATCAGGCTGTATTTCCCTTATCTGCCTGATAGCATTTTCTTTCACGGCGTCGTTGACTATCTCAAATCTAATTTGCCTCATAATACACCGTTGCTATTTTTCCATTGCGCCCGCGCATACATGATCGCCCATAAAGAAATGAGCCTTGAACTAGCCATATGGTCGTTTTTTAGTTTTTTCATATCAACGACGACAGGACGATCAGGATCATCGTCGCGCATGTATTCCGCAATCGTGCTCAGGTCTTCAACTGTTAAATCTAATTCCTTATCCATAACGCCACCTCACACAATACGCATTGTGTTTCGTAATTCACCGCGCAGCGCCTGCAGTGCATCACGCATTGGTACAAAAACCCGGTTAAATTTTACGTGTTTATATTTCCGCATCAGTGGCGGTGTATACACCTTTGCGTCGTATACTTCCCACGGATAATAAACGCGCGTATCGTCAATAAACGTTTCAACTGAATAAAAGATTACCCGTCTCATAATTCCAACCCCGTTTCACCGTTAAGTTTTTCGATCTCAAATACTGGTTTATCCGGCAGCAGGCCGTTATTTTTCCGGTATTCATTCAGGCGGTTGTTAAATTCAAATACGATAGGACTCGAACAACCATAGAAGCGAGCTGATCTAAAAAAGTATTTCCCATCAAATTTATTAACTGTTAATAAATTTTCACTGCCTAACATCTTTAAAACCCGACAAATTTTCCTCTGTTTTATTTCGAGTTTTAATTCTTTTTTAACATCCTCAGCAGAAAAATAATTGCTACTATTCAGAAATAAAGGCATGATTTTTTTTATTGCCATTTCGCGCACTGACTTCAAGCAATATGATAATCGCGGCCCTCCCATTTCCACAGGAATAATAGCGCCGTCAGAAACCATATCACGCAAACTATTAACGATCTCGATTTCAGGACCTGGAATAGATTTAATAATTGTTGCTTCACCAGCAACAGTGGCATCCTGTAAAAATTTCGCTATTTGTGTTTTATAAATGGTTTTCATTGTTTCTAGCCTCGATTTAAGCGCGAAAACAGCCACCAGAAAGCGGTAAACTTTCCGGTAAGCCGTTTCTCAAGTTAATTAAAAAGATGCGTTATTCTGGTTGTTTCGTGGTGAGAATCGGCTTGCAGACGGACGTTGTTGCATAGACTGAATGCAAGCCGAAGCCGCGCGGGCCTGGTCGCATGGTAAAATGTTGCCGTTATCATCAAACCGCTGGTAAACAGTACCCGTTTTCCCGTGACGGTTTTTTGAAACGATAATCTCCATGTATTCGCGGGCAACAGATTGTTCGTTGTAGTAGCCGTCGCGGTAGACCATGATGATCCGGTCTGCGTCTTGTTCAAGATTACCGGAATCACGCAGATCAGAATTGTTCGGGCGCTTGTTCGGTCGTTCCTCAACGCGGCGGGATAATTGCGCAAGTGCCGCTACTGGCACGCGCAACTCCTTCGCCATCATTTTCAATGACCACGACAATTGCCCTACAGCGAGATCATGACGCTCGGCCTTAGCCAGCTTCATTAACCCGATGTAGTCAATCATTACCATCCCCAGGTTAGGATGGTCCTGTTTCATCCGTTCGACGGTGGCGCGTATTTCCTCGACCGTTAACTGCGATGCGTCAACAATCCACACGTCGAGATCGGCAAGGGCGCTCATTCCCTGTGCTACGTGCGCCCAACCTTCGTCATCCAGTTTTACCGGATTACGTAGGCAATCCGTTGATAAGTTACCCGCGCCAGCGATAGCGCGTTCAGTCATCTGATCGAGCGACATTTCAAGCGTGAACAGCAAAACGCCGACCCGCTGACCTTCGCCTCCAGGGTATGGACGTTCAGCCGCCGCGCGGGCAATTGCCAACGCCAACGCCGATTTACCAGACCCTGGGCGTCCGGCGATAAGCACCAGATCAGTAGCGTTAATGCCGCCTAACATTTCGTCGAGTGGGTCAATCCCTGTTTTGATGTTGTCAGAGTTCACGCCACACTCCATGCGTTTACTTAACACTTCCGTGTATTCCTGGACCGCATCGCGCAACAGCACCGGGATAATTTGATCTTTTGTTACCTTTAATTTTGAATACCGGGAATCAAAATCTTTCATCGTCTCCCTGACGACTTCAAGCGTCCCCGTTTCCAGTTTGTAGCGCATATCGTCGATGAGTTCCAACATCTGCCGCCGCTGGTGCTCTTCACGTAGTAGCTGTGCGTATCCCTTCAGGTTGGCAGCAGAAGGACACGATCGCGCCGTTTGCATCAGTGGTACAAAGTTTTCATTGCCAATTTCATCGCCAACCAATAAAGCGTCGATAAGATTTCTGTTTCTGGCTTGCGCCCGGATAACTTCAAACGCACGTTTATAAAGCGGGATCGTGAACACTTCAGGATCAAGTGTGGCGAGAACATCTTGAGCGTTAGGAGTAAGGCCACCTAACAGCAGCCCGCCGATAACTGACGCTTCACGTTCCTGCCGTAGTGAGTTTATTTGCTCAGTTACCATTATGTTATTGCCTCCTGTTTACAAAATGGAATGTTCAGGGTAATAAACAAAGCGCCCGATCTCCCCATGATCCGGGCTGTAAATAATCACCGCTGCCAGACGCCGCGACCGCCAGCCGCCATTAGTTGAATAAGCGTCTTTGCCCGCTAATGTGCCGTGATACTCAACAACGCCTAGCGATGATTCAATCAGCCGTTGATGGTGCCAGTGCCCGCAATGAGCGTAAACCGCCGCAGACTTGCCGAAATCCTCACGCCAGTCAGCTACGCAAGCAGACAATAAATTTTCCGGCTTTTTGATAGTGTGCCCGTGGTGGTAAGCAAGGAATGTTTTGCCGTACTGTGTGTGGTGGACGATAGCAGGGGACACATCAACAGTTACGCGCGGTTCGTCTTCGTAAAAAGCCGCCAGCGCAGCACGTAGCCAAATCATACCAGACTGGTCGTGATTGCCTGATAGTACCTGGATTTCAATATCCCTATGATTTAACAACATCTTCCCGACAGCCCGCCGGACCGACCTGATCGCTACATAGACAAGTTTTGCATAGCGCGAATCGCAATCAAGAACGTGATTGCTTGATGGCGTAACTGGCAACAGCCCGTCAGTGTGAAGAACATCCCCACCGAGAAGCAAAACAGCTTTCTCAGACATCGGCGCAGCGCCTACAGCGTAGTCAAAGAATTCATTCAATACGCGCTCAGCGATCCCAGTGTCGTAACTCTCGCCGCATTCAGCTTTATGAGCAAGCGCCCCGATATGCAGATCAAATACCGGATAAAGGGCCAGGCTTTTTTGAAAATCAATTTCCGGCACTGGCACGGCCTCCGCGCGTGGGATTTCTTCAGTGAAAGCGTCGCGGGCCGCTTCCATTAGCCTTTCCATTTCATCGCGATCACGGGCTGTTTTAATCCAGCGCATGACTGTATTCCCATCCTTATCGACAAGAACCGACTCACCAGTAACGCCAAAACCAGGGGCGCGGCGCGTTGATAATAAACCGCGTTTCGCCAGCTTTGCGCCCAGCCGCTCGACGTTGCGTTTTGACATGCCATATTTTTCAGCGATCTGCTTGTACGTTAAACCGTTGTTATATTCAGCGATCAATTGCTCATCGCTGATTTTTCTTTGCGACATAATGTTATTTCCTCATGTTTACATTTTGTATATTTATTGACAGCAAACAATCTCTTTATATGTTTCTTCTACCATGTCGAATACTTCCGGCCTGTAATAAAAAAATTCAGTGCTACCATCAAACTTAACAGGGAAGTTTATTTTATAGTCACTGAAAGCATCGTGCATTTTGCTTTCTATTTCCTGCATAATCTCAGTAGGCCCATTCCATGTTTTAACTACCTGTAAATCAGTCAGCCTTACACCTGCCTTACGAGCACTTTTAAATACTCTGTTCCTCCTTTCGTTCTCTTTTACGCTTACACCAATTTTCATTTGTGTAGGCACTTCAAGATCATCAACCATGATGTAAAGTTTTCCGTTGTAGTGTGATAAAAACCCGTATTTAGCGCATTTCGGGCAACCGCGCCCGCTCTTAATGTCTCTAGGTTTAGCCGACCACTCATGATCACAAACCTTGCAGCGGCATAATACTTTTGTACTGTTATTAACTATTTCAACCAGCACTTCAACATCAGGATTAACTTTCGCGATAGCTGCAACTTGTTCTTCATGTGTTAACTTGCGCATCGCTCCAACTCCTTAAGAACATCATGCGCGCTACAACGCAAAAACCCACCGCGACACCCGTTTGCACAGGTTGCAGTGTCTTATTGCGTCAGAGACGCCATCAGGTGGCTAATTTTCGATTTACAGAATGGTAGGTAGGTTATGGATTGATTAGCAGGTACAGACCGCCGAACAAGGCGACGTTAACAGCGATTGCCGCAGCGATGGCAAAAGCCAGGGCGAAAACGTGTTTACCGTCCATTTTAAAATCCTCTCCGTAACGCTCTATAACGAGCTAATCGCAAAAAGGTAAGCAAGTGTAGCACCACATGCGATTTAGCTCGCTGGTGAGGTTGTTTTGTGGGTAATTTTGGATTTTTGCGGATCGTGATTGGTCAAAGAACGCCAGCGCGCGTATCACGTAGCGTTTTTGGTTTAAGCAGGAAATCAAGTGTCGCGGTGAAGCCATCGCCGAAGTAAAAATCTGAAGCCGTGTTTTTGAACGTTTCGAAGTAGGCGACAAAGCCGTTAATGCTTTTGTCTTTCAGGTAGTCAGTGAACGCATAGATCTTGCGTTCAAGATCCCGATCCAGTTCGGCAGGTGGTAACAGGCCGTCAAACGTGCTGTTAAATGCTTCCACCACGTCGGCAGCGTTTACAGTGGCTGACAGTTTGCGCCATTGTTCAGCATCAGTCAGATACCCATCAAATTTAGTTACCCGGCAAATGTTGATAGGCTTAGGTACTCCACCACGGCTACGCCATTGGGTTAAAGCCCACTCAATTACTAACGTGATCTCATTCTCCGTATACGCTTTACGTGTTTTTGTTTCTGTCAGTAGTTCTACGAATGGCTTAGCATCACGACATTTGCATCCTGCCTTGTCGTTGTAGAAGGCAAGGCAACGCAATGCCGCTTCGTTTACGCCATCCTGATTGACCATTTTTTGTTCATTTTCGACAATACACGAAGTGTATATATCTTTTTCTCTTTCTTTTTCTACTTCTAATTCTAATTCATGACCCTTTCCTGACCCGGTCATGACCCTATCATGACCTTTTTGTGTTGGATTGATTAACTTTTCTAATTTTAATTGCTCCTTCGCTGTGTTTATGGCGGCCCTGTAAGCGCTTTTAGAAGTCATTGATTGGTCCAGCCTTTTCAATAACTTTAAACAAGTTATGTGGCCTTGAGAACATTCAAACAAACCAATTTCGATGAAGTATTTCATCATTTCTTCTATACGTTTTTCAGTAGATCCGACGTTTCGCGCAATGATTCTCGCGTCATGTCGTAGGTCAAAATTCAGATTGTGCTGATCTACGTCATAAGTTATTAGTTCGAGGCAATACCAATAAAGCCCGTACCCTTCCAGGCCATAATCTAACAAAACGTTTTGAAGTTTTTCATCGCGGTTCGCATCGCTGTCATGCTTAAACCACTTCATAGATCATCCCTCCGGCAACATCACTACATAGACATCACTGAATGCATCAAGACGACAAACAAATCCTTTATCCATTAACGCGGCGAAGGCATCATGTACCGTATGAACAGGAAGTTCACACATTGCGGCTACTTCTTTGCGTGATGCATCATGTACCCGTCCTTTGTTATCTGCCTTTTCAGCCAGAGCCATTAAGACAAGTTTTTGAATCGGGCTATTAAGTTTTACGTTCCATGCTTTACTAATCATGTTCATACTCATCGCATTTTCTCCTATGGTTAGAGTGAACGCGCGGGCGGGCATCCCATTAGCATTAGATAGCAGTGACTGACCGCTCAACAGATCCCGCCGTTGCGTGATATTTGTTTTTCGCTTCGCAGCGACACCGGATTTTTAAAGAGCATAAGGTAAGTGCCTTTTTGTGCCTTCAGTTATCTTTTTCCTTGCGTCTTTGCAAGTATGGCCTTACCTTGTCTGCAAGTTTACAAAATGGAATTTTAAGATCAAGGCTTAAAATACACGTTTTGTGACTTGCATCAAACTTTTTGAGGTTATAGGGTAGCGACATGAAAACAAAATGGTATGACTTAGCAAAGCAGCTCATGCGGGCGCAGGGCATGAGCCAGGATTCACTCGCGGATCGTATGGGGATAACTAAAGGCGGCCTGTCACACTGGCTGAACGGTCGCCGAGAGCCAAATCTTGAAGATATTGCGCGGATTATGCGCGAGCTTGGTCGTCGGCAGTTTACTGTTACACATGATGGCATGGTCATTGATGATTCTGTTTCTAATACACTTCAGGCCGTGCCGCCGCGTGATTTAGGTAGTTACCCGGTTATTGACTGGAAGGACACAGTAAACAATATGGATGACGCAAGGCGTTCAGCATTACGACACGTTACGACTAGCGTTATTTGTTCAGATGACAGTTACTGGCTGGTTGCCAAAGGTGAATCAATGAACGCGCCGCAGGGGTTGAGCATCCCGGCGGGGACGATGATACTTGTGGACCCGCACGCGCCAGCTATTGACGGCAAACTGGTTATAGCCCAGCTTGAGGAAGGGCAGATACCGACGTTTAAACAGTTGATTATTGATGGAGGTCAAAGGCTTTTACGTTCGCTCAATCCGCTGTATCCGCCAATCCCTATGAATCCAGAATCAAAAATTATAGGCGTGGTGGTTGATGCGAAGATCGTAAACCTGCCATAAACATTAGCCGCCGAATGGCGGCTTTTCTTTGCCTGGAAAACACCAAAACGTAAACAGAAAACGTTATTTATTATTTAAATATCAATGGCATATAAAATATTTTAAAAAAAGTATACAAAATGGATTGACTCGATGTTTTACGGGGCGTATATTGCGAGTCAAAGGAAGGGCGCAGGTAACAAAAGCAACTTCCTGGCACTTTAAAAATCAGGCTTAACACCTTGTCAACCGTGGAGTAACTCCCCGATGGGGGACCGAAAGCGGCACTGATAACAAGGCGCATGGGGTGTTTAAAGCGTTACATCCCCCACGAAACCGCACGCAAGGCGACGAGTCAGCTTGCTTGGAGTGAGCAAGGTCACGCCGGGAACGGCGATGATTGCGGGATTAGTTGAAAGATGTTAAGCCGCTCATTAACAATCTGGTCAGCCGCTGGAAGCGCGGCAATTAACGAAGATGATTTTTTATTAAGTATCATCAAGGATATACGGAGATCAAATTATGAGCGTTACAATTATATATGGTAAATGTGATAGCAAAATGAATGCCAGGGAACGCAGAAGGATAAAAAGAGAAAACGAAAGAAAATCATCACCTGCAATCAATAAAACAGACAATGTGGATAAAGCTATTCGATTTGCAAACGAGGAAAGATGCAAACCAAATAGCATTAAAGAACGTCGCAAAGGATCAGTAAAATGGTATACGAAAAATGAAAGCGGCAGCTACTACCACGCAACGCAACCACGCCATTTAGGGGAAAAACCCCTGGATAAAGTCCGCTACCATTAATACAAAATGTAAACATCCGGAGATGACATTATGGTTATTCAGGCGCTTCAATTCAAACTGGCAGTAGCGGAAATGCTTCACGATGCCGAAATGTGGAGCGCCGCGAATAAAGCCTTATACATAGTGTTAACAGCACGGGAGATTAAATGGTGAAAACAGAGTTACATAAAAAGCTATGGACGATTCAGCAAACGCTGAACGCGCCGAAAAATCAGCGTAATAATTTTGGTGGATATAATTACAGGTCGGCGGAGGATATTTTAGAGGCGGTTAAACCACTGCTTCAAAGTATTACGCTGACTGTAAGCGATGAAATTGTCCTGATCGGCAATCGCTATTATGTGAAAGCTACGGCGACGCTAAGCGACGGTGAAGACGAAATAGCGGTAACGGCTTACGCCAGGGAAGAAGAAAGCAAGAAGGGAATGGACGCAAGCCAGCTAACAGGTGCGACATCAAGTTACGCGCGAAAATATGCTTTGAACGGTTTATTCTGCATTGATGATGCGCGAGATCCTGATACTGACGCATACGCTAAGCAGACAGGCCAGCAGCCTCGCCAGCAGAAAAACCCACCAAAACAACAACCACAGCAGCAGAAAGCGCCGCCAAATCCTGATGAAGTATTAGCACGTTTCTGTGATGCAGCAGCGAAAGCGCAGGACGCTAACAAGCTGCGTGAAATATTTGGCAAATGCTGGAAATTACTACCGGAAGGATCGGAACATCGAATCAAGGCAAAAGATGTTTATGACATCCGGGTAGCAGAGCTTAACGGGGAGATGGGTTAATGAGTTTAAATTCAATCACGCTGGGCGGGAATATCGGTAATGATATGGAGGTTCGCTACACACAAAACGGGAAAGCGATTGGTAGTTTTCCGTTAGCTGTAACGAATGGCTACGGCGATAATAAGCGGACAATGTGGGTCACTTGCCTGGTATTTGGTGAGCGTGCGGAAAAATTAGCGCCACATATCCGCAAGGGTGGAAAAATAGTGGTAAGCGGTCGCCTGGATGTTCGGCAATATGACCGGAACGACGGCACGAAGGGAACGGCGGTAGAAGTGGCGGTTAACGAATTTGAATTCATGAACGTTAACCAACAAGGCCAGCAGCAGAAAGCGCCTCCGCAGCAGCAGAATAATAACGGGAATAATCCGCCGATGGACTTTGATGACGATATCCCGTTTTGATCCAATAGGTTAGCGATGGTTGATTATCTAAAACCGCCACCACCGCCACGAACAAAAGAGCAAGTATTAAAAGAAGCCCGTGATCAAATCGATCGCGGGCTTTTTTTATGCGGCACGGCAGCGGAACGGATGGCAAAAAGATTTAGTGACCTGTACGCAAAACAAATATGGTTCGACAACTGGCAGGCAAGTTTTTATCCGCTGCAAAGAAAACCGGATATGCACTGGCCTGAATATGTCGATCCACGTATGCGCAAATATCGCGGGCGTATGGGCCAGGTCATTAACGATTAATGAGGTGTTATCATGATTGAAGAAAAAGAAGTAGACAAGGAAATTCCTGACGGTTGTGATGAGCTTATTTGTTTTGACGGCGGCCTGTATGAGTTCGAAACGTCTGCAGGGTGGCACGATAAATGGCCTAAGCCTACTCGCCAGGAATTAAGCGACCGTAAATCATTCGGCGAAGATGCCGAACGGCTGGCTAATAACAAATGGCTTGATAAGTTAATTGCGGAGGGTGGCAAATGAGCTTTGCAAAAATTGCCGCATTGCTTGCGGCTTTATCTATCGCCGTGCTGTATCTCAGTGTATCTCTTTATATCACGGTAGCGATCATTAAACTCATTACTAACATGTGAGGCCAATCATGAAAGTCGGTAAGGATATTGTGACTGTCGCGTTTTGCATTATTTGCTTCCTGTTTGTGGTTGTTTCTTGTGGCGCATTTGCTGCGTTGGTTAGCTTTATTTTTAGAGGGTTGCCGTGATGAAAACATGGGATGCAAAGGCTGGTGATCTTGTTGTGTTGCCTGAATATCGTGATGACCCTGGCCTGGTTGTACTGAATAAGATATATAACGATCTCGAGCGCCCGCTAGTGGTTAAATACCTGGACGGAACAATCATAGAACCGCGCTACTTTGATGAGATTGAACTAAAGGCCCACAATGTTCGCGTTAAGCCGTTCCGTGCTTATGTTGAAAACCACTGGCGGAAATTGTTCGCCGGACTGAATGGGATGTTTGGCGTATGGCTATAAAATTAGTGAAAGTTAAAGACCTGAAAGGCGGAGAAAAGATCCGCACGTGGTATGGCTATAAATTTATTGTCGCTGCCTTTTCTTTCGGGTCAGGGGGTCAAGTAACATTATTTGATGAAGAAGACGACGAGGTGGGTAAATGGCATCTTGAACAATATGTTGAGGTGTTAAATGAAAATTAAATTACATAAGGCCTATGATAGCGAAACAAATAAGCTATCACTATTTATCGAATTCGAACGCCGGATCGTGGTTGTACCCTGGGCACGGCGCTTTAATGACGCCGCCGGACGTAGACAATTCGCGGTCGATATGCTGTTACGCGGCTGCGGCCTTATGCGTCCGCTATCTGATTTAAAACGAATGATGCCGGGATCGTTCGGTCAGATTGATGAAATAGAAATAAGCCCGGAAGAACTGAAACGGGAGCGTGATTTATTCCTTTCAAGCGAAGGAAACCCGTTTAATTCAGAAACAGAAATGAAATGGCATCACCCACTATAAAAGGATAAATATCATGAACGACATCAAAACAGCTTACTCTCTCGGTAATGAAGGTATGTTGATCACTCGCTATACAGATGATGCAAACTTTCACGAAGTGGAAATTAAAGATTATCACGAAGTATTGAAAGATATGGAAGCTGGCGCGTATGACGCTGATTTGAATCTGGCGCTACAGGTTGTTGATATTGTGATGGGTGCGCCAATCCGCGATTACGTGTCTTTAAGTATGGAAGAAAAAACATCGGTGGCGCGTTATGTATTCTCTCTTACTTTTGTGAAGCGCATGGAGGAAGAATTCGGACGCGTACCAGTGCCGGAAGAGGTTGAACCGCTCGCGTTCGGAAGTGCTGTTATTTTTCCGTTGAACAAGGATCAGCTTGGTAGTGTTTCACTACATTCTATGCGCGGCCTGATGAAAGATATCTTTGAGGTTAAGATGTTGCAGAAATTCATTGAGGAAGGCCACAAAGAGGAAGAAGTAAAAGCGCTCATGCCATTGTTTTACGGTGAAATGGTTGGCAATGATATGCGTGCAAATGATTTCGGTGTACAGGCGGCTATCGCTGTGCTTAATGACGCACGGAAAAACGCACAGCCGATGCCTGAACAGGGGAAACGTGTACTGCATTAACCGAGTGATTCCGATTACATGAATATACACTTTGTATTGTGATTGCGTATCCGTTTTGTAAGTCGAAATTAAAAGGTTTACGGTGCGGAGGAAGCAAGATGGAACGCGAATTGATGCTCTACTGTGTAGAAGGTGGCGTAGGTCACGATGCCTACGTCGCCGGGAAAGGCTACCCAGCCGATGAAGTGCTTTCTAATATGCACTTCAGAGAAAATGAAAGCCAGGTGTCTGTGTGGAAACGGTGCATTGATGGTATTGAGGTTGTAAGTATCGAACTGTATTTAGGCACGTTTGATTACGGTGTTATTGAGGCTTAATTATGGACGACACATTGTTTTATATGTGCTGTTGCTGGGGTTTTATTGCCTTATGCCTGTTTATCAGATGGTTTATTGAATACCATATGAGGTAATGTATGGAACAAGAAACTGATTATCGAATACCTGATAACCTAAAATTAGTTGGCATTGGTTTCGGGTGTAGATTTGTATCTGACGCAAAAGGAGCGATTTATTTAATACGTCTTATTGATGGCGTTCAACATATAAGGCGACTAGGAATTTACATCAAAGCATTCAGAAGGGGTTATTTAAAAACTCATGAAATTTAAACATTACATGGAATGGAAAATTCCAGAAGCAGCAACAAAGGCAGCGCCAGGAAATTATTCTGGCGTTTATTTTTATATGGATGGCAAATGGTATTTCGGCAGCAGGCCGGATCACTATTATCAGGAAATATGCAAGCCTCACGTATGGGATATTAAAGAGCGCGTGAAAGGCGGGGTAATTGAGGGCGTTTAAAATGCTTAAGAGCTTTTTTAACTGGTTGGGGGCGTGGCTTTTGGCTACGCTTTTTGTTTTCCTGGCGGCCCTGACTGTTATCAGTGTTATTATGCTGGGGGGGTATGTTTATTACGTGGTCGCTTCCTGAATTTAACGACATTGGGAATATTCTTTTTGCAGCCCGCGCTTTATTGGCTGTTAGCGCATTCATTGGTTTTTGCTGGACTGCCGCGCCGGATTGGACTGACACATGGTGATCCTATGGCCTTATTCAATATGTCAGAGCCGCAATTTAACGCCGTAAAGACTGCCGCCCGCGCCGCGCTTTCGGCCTGCAAAGCGGAGGTAGAGAAGAACGGCTACAGCGATAAAGCCACGCGGCTGATATTAGATAAGCATTATCGCAAGGTCGCCCCGCTAATCAGTATTGAGCGTTTTGTGTGGTTGGTGGGGTATCTGAATAACCGCTGGGGAACAGATCAGGATTATTTCTAAGGGGGCGTAATGAAAAATGATTACGGCGGCAGCCATACGCCGAAAGAAATAAAGGACTTATGGCAAACGCCAAAACCCGTTTTTAGAGGAATGGATCGAGAATTCGAGTTCGTCGCGGATGTGGCGGCAAACAAGGCAAACGCATTAATACCGCGATATATAACCGAAGAAATGGACACGCTCCATTATCCGTGGGGAGCGGTGGCGATGCCTGGTGAGTATGTCTGGATGAATCCGCCATATTCTAATCCGGGGCCATTCGTTGATAAAGCGGCGTTTGAACACCGCCGAAATCATATCGGATGCGTAATGTTATTGCCCGCTGACATTTCTGTTAGCTGGTTTATGAACGGCGTGGAGACGGCAAACGAATGCCGATTAATCACGCGCGGGCGGCTGGCGTTTATCAATGCTGCAACAGGGAAACCAGTAAGCGGGAACAATAAGGGGAGCTTGTTCCTGATCTGGCATCCACGATGCAGACATGAATGTATTTTCACGCAGATAACACGTAAAGAGCTATATGCAAGAGGTGCAGAAAATGAATAAAGCGGCTGAATTGCTGAGACTTGCGGCTGAAACTATCGAGGCAAGAGGGGAGCAAAACGGATACGATCGAAAAGAAGAAAAATCAGCGCCAAAAATAGCGGCTATTTTCAACGCTAAGATGAATGCAAATTTAACCCCACTTGATGTATGGGATCTAATGATTTGCCTCAAGGAAGCGCGTTTAGGGGCTATTCTCGCTAATGGAACTGATCCGCTCGACACTCTTATAGACCTTATTGCTTATAACGCGCTTAAGGCCGAACAGATATTAGCGGATCGGGAGGGAGAGCTAAATGAAGATGGTGGCAATTGACAGGTTATTAGCCTGCGTTTATGTCGCCGTTTTCGTTATCATCAATCTTATTGTTAACCACTGTGGCCCGTGGGTAATTCCGATCACCACGGTAGCCGCCGTGTGTGTCAATATGATGATTCGTGATTTTCTGTTATATGGCGGCGGCCTTAAATGGTCGGCTACAACATGCTCCGCCGCTGGCGCAATCACGGTGCTGATAAATTACGACGCCGGAATGGTGGCGATCGCGTCATTCGTCGCGGTTGTTTCCGGTGCGCTTATTTCTGGCGGCGTTTACCGGGTTTTACCTGGTGATTTCGATTCTAAACGTTGGCCTGCAAATATAGCGTCCGCCATTGGTGATGCGTTAATTTTTCCTACGCTATCGTTTATGGCGTTTATGCCGGAAATATCAGCTATGCAATTCATCTCAAAAATGGCAGCGGTAACGGTGATCACTATCATCATGCGCCGCTATTTCACGTTTGAGGGTAGAAAATGAGCGGGCTTAGAAATTGGGTTATCTGGTCGCTGTACGACGGAAGCGGGTACGCCGTTAAAGATTGGGCGGAAGCTGGTTATAAATGCTATTGCTTCAACTATGACGGCGCTAATCACGGGGATTATGACGGGGTAAAAATAATTCATCCAAATATTGAATATCTTAACGTATGGATTGACAGCCATTTCCTGGTAATGTTCTCCCCTGAATTGTCTGTTTATCCAGATCCTGACATTATCTTGGGCTTTCCTCCATGCGACAATCTCGCCGTTTCAGGCGCTCGCTGGTTCGCTGATAAACGGAAAAAAGACCCTGACTTCCAGGTGAAGGCGGCGCATAACGCAAAACTGGTAGAAAAACTGGCGAATATGCATAACGTGCCGTGGATGGTGGAAAATCCGGTGGGCGCACTGTCAACGTTATGGCGTAAACCGGATTTTATCTTCAATCCGTGCGCTTACGGTGGCTACCTGCCGGAAGATGATAAGCATCCCGCTTTCCCGGAATACATTGCCGACCGCGACGCCTACACGAAGAAAACTTGTATTTGGTGCGGGAATGGATTTAAGCAGCCGCTATTCCGTCCTGTGCCGATGCCAGATGAATGGGAAGACAGTAAGCAGCACGCGAAGTTAGGCGGAAAATCAAAGCGAACAAAGATGATCCGCTCACTAACGCCGCGTGGCTTCGCCCGTGCTGTATTCCTGGCTAACGACCGGGCCATCAATCGTACTACGCTCAACCGCGTTTTGCCGGACTGAAGTTTACAAAATGGCGTCATTGTGTGATGAATGTCACATAATGGCGCTTTGCACCTTGTTAGCACGTATCCATTTTGTATACTTCAAGCAAACAAAATGCTCTTTAAAAATCCGGCAGCGCTGAAATGCGTAGAAATCACCTGAAAAGGAGAGAGCATTATGCCTTTTGATAATTACCAATGGCATGACGACTATGAACGAGAAAGCGTTATGCGTGCAATGTGCAATGTATGCAGCACGAAGAAAGGAGGCTGTAACGAGTGCAACGAATGCTTAGAACATTGGCTAAGGGCCGGACACGCCGAAAGGCTGAACGAAACAGAGAATCAAAAATAATCGGGGTGGTTTTTATGCAAAACCCTAAAAAACCCATAAGACGCCGTTGCAAGTGCTGCGGCGTTTTTTTTGAGCCTAAATATCATAATCAAACGTGGTGCAGCGATGAATGTCTGGAAGAACTGAAGTTTGACCAGCTATGCCGCGACCGTGAAAAGGCTATGAAGGCTATGGAACGGAAGAAACGCCGCGATAGCCAGCGGGAAGAACGCAACCGGAAGCGGAAACAGTTAAATCCGCGCAGCTACTGGATCAAGCAAGTTCAAAACGTATTCAACGCCTATATCCGCGAACGTGACGCGCGCTTGCCGTGTATATCCTGCGGGACTTACTACGGTGAGCAATGCGGGTGGGATGCGGGCCATTACAGGACGGTTGCCGCCGCAGGACACCTTCGCTTTAACGAGGAGAATTGCCATAAACAATGCAGGCACTGCAACCAGACATTAGACGGAAACATAGGAGGGTATCGCCCGGCGCTAATTCGAAAAATTGGCCTCGCCAGGGTGGTAGCTCTGGAGAACAACAACGATACGCATAAATGGACGATTGCAGAATGTAAGGAGCTAATAAACATCTATCAGGCGAAATTGGACGCCTTAAGGAGAAAGGTAGCATGAATAATTGGCATGATATATTTGAATACGACAACGGTTTTTTATATTGGAAGGGAAAGAAAGGAAAGTGTAACGCTGGTGATTTGGCTGGTTGCATCCATAAAAATAGTGGTTATTGGGTTGTTCGTGTTAACGATAAATTACATAAAGTACATAGAATTATATGGGAAATGCATAACGGACCAATTCCGAAAGGATGCGAGATAGATCATATTTGGCACAACAGAAATGATAACAGGATAGAAAATTTACGCCTTGTTACTCATAAGCAAAACGGAAGAAATCAGGCAAAACCAAAAAATAATAAAAGTGGGCAGCCTGGGGTTCATAAACTTTCTAACGGATACTATAGAGCGGAAATATGTGTTAATGGTAAAAATGTGTATCTTGGTCAGTTTGATAATTTTGAAGATGCAGTGGATGTCAGAAAAAAAGGAGAAAAAAAATATTGTTTCCATGAAAACAATGGTGTAAGCAAGGAGATTTTGATGCGTGAATTTGAATTCACGTTACCCTGGGCACCATCGGTTAATTCTTATTACGGCAACAATAAAAGGGGTAGTAAGTATGTAACAAACAAAGGCAAGGATTTCCAAAAAAAAGTCAAAGAAATAATAGAATCACTAAAACTTGATCTTAATATTGATTTTAATGTTTCCGTTTATATATATGTAGCGCCACCTACACTACGCCCACACGATATTGATAATTGCTTAAAAGCAATATTCGATAGTCTTACTTACGCTCATTTTTGGGTTGATGATAGGCAGGTTTTTAGTCTTAAGGTTGTAAAGTGCCATAAAATAAAAAACGGCCAGATATTCGTAAAAGTGAAAGAACATTCAGGGGTGTTACCTGATATTAACGAATATATTCAGAATTATTGGGAGGTGTGACAATGAAAAATGAAGTTAAAGATCTGCAAATAGATATTCAGCGCGATGAGCATGATTTAGCTACAGTCCGACAAATCCAGGCTTTTCATATGCGCGAATTGCTTGCATTGAAAGAGCTTGAGAAAAAGTTAGTCCAGTCTATTTCTGATCGTAAACAACTTATTGCTCGTTACGGGGGGAAATAATGAATTTAGAATCCATTCTGAAATTCCACTTTCCCAAATCACCGCGATTATCAGACGAAAGCCGGGGCACATCCCCGGATGCGCTTAATACGACTGATGCGCTAACCGCTGCGGGTATGGCGCAATCGCGCGTAGAGCTTGGCTATAGTGCTTTTTTAGGGAAGATGGAGCTATCGCAAGCCGAAAAACACAGGGCTGTAGTATTGCTTACAGAGCGTTTAAGAGCTATGGCGAAAGATTACGAATATGTGATGGAATTAAATGAAGAACAACGCAATGATCTTATTATTCTTGTTGCCGTTTTCGCGTTTCGGGATTATTGCCAAAGCGCCGCGACGGAAAAAACTTGTATGGAGTGCGGCGGATATAAATTTACGTTTGACGACTACGGAGAAAAACATCTTTGCAAAAAATGCAAGGGGCATGGAAAGGTTCGCAATCATTGTAAACAATGCAAGGGGCGTGGCGAGATACCGGATAAAACAGCCAGCGAAGCGGCGGAAATGCCAGTATTCAAAACGTGCCAGCATTGCGGCGGGCGCGGGTACTCGCGTTTCCCGGTAGATCTCGTCCGGCAGGCCGTTAACCAGCTTGTTTTCCCGGTAAGCAGATCAACATGGTGGAAGAAATACCGGGTTTTCTATGAAGACGCCATAGCGGAGCTATTCAAAGAAGAGGCCCGCGCGGAAAGCGAAATTAAACGAGTGACACGGGGTGAATAATGGACAAGTTAGAAATAAACGATCAGTTTGCCGTTATCTTGTTCGAAGATAAAACGGGCGGCGCGTGGTGTAAGAAAGTAACTGGTGCAGAAGCGCGATTGATATTGGGTATGGCAAGCGCATTAAACGAAGGCGAATTGCCAGCCGTACCTATTGAGCCAGTTCACATTTACGGGAGGAATAGAGAAGATGAAAATAATTAATATCGGGTGGTTATATTGCGAAAACTGCGACGACGACGGCATGGTTGTTAAGACTGAAAAAGGTTGCGGCTTCTTTTTGTATCAAGGCGATAAGTTTGTTTGTCCGCGATGCGGTGGTCATGGTGAGATAGAAATTATTGAAGATAGTGCTACAGCACCAGAGCCGGAGCGCATTGTTCTTGACGAAAAAATAAAAATTCATCCTGATTTATTGCAGCAAATTATCGATCACATATCGGCAGCAGCAATCTATGCAGATAATAATTATCAGCGTGAAATGAACGTCAAACGTGCGCTTGAGCAATATTTTAAGGGTGATAGTGATGGCAAATAAACACCTGCATTTGAATTTAAAAGGAGAATACTTCCACGCTATCCGGGCGGGGAAGAAGGTTGAGGAATACCGGCTTTACAATGAATACTGGCGTAAACGCCTGGAGGGGCGGGAGTACACAAGATTAATCATTAAATGGGGTTATCCATCGGATGATGAGAAAGACCGGATTATCGTATTGCCTTACATGGGGTACGAAATCAAGTTGATTCAACATCCACTATTCGGCCCTGATCCGGTGAAGGTATTCGCAATAAAGTGTGATATTTACTAGCAATACAGATTTTAAGGTTTGTTGAGCAATGAAAAAAGCTGGCCTGTCAATTAGCCGCGTATTGTGCGGTGATGAAAACGAGATCCGCATAGAAATTAAATTTAGCACTGGTAAAGAGATAATTCTTTACACGACACCTGAAAACCTGACGCTGGCGCTTACTGGTAAATCTGAAACGCCGTGCAACGTCCGGTTACGCAATATTGAAATTAAGGAATTAAGGAAGGGTGAAAAATGAAAAGTAGAATGAAACGCCTGGTAAGAGCTTACGACAAGGCTTTAATGGTTTTTAGTGACCTGCAGCACAATAAACGTGAGCGTCGTAAATGGGCGCGTTTATTTGCTAAAGAATGGCACGAAGATGATGCGACAATCGACTGTCAAAGAGACGCAGACGAATTAGCAGATGATAACGTTTACTATATGATGTGGTGATAATATGCAAATAATCATTGATTATCTTTGCCATGCTGCAAATACGCTTTTTGGTTTTTATCAACAACCATTCCTGAAAGAATGGGATGAAATGCTAAATGACATCCTCGACAAAGGATTAATAATGGAGGTTGACAAGTTTACAATCAAATTTAATTATGAGGGTGAAATTTATCTAATTTGGGTCGGGAATAGATGGTATTCATACGGTCATATTTATTCAATTGGCGATAAATACATTAAAAGGGGTCAAGAATTCCGACCACGCTTCCGCACAATGCGCCGCCTGCATAACCTGCATATAAATATATTTGAAGATCAGGAAGCGCGGGAGCTATCCAAAATTTACGGGGGTAAACAATGGAGTTAAAGATCTGGCAAGCTATCGACGTAGTTGATAATGAATTATCTATGTTTGCCACTGACGGAAAGCGAGTGGTTATCGCTACATGGACGCACAACCATGATGATATTGTTTTTCGTCGCAAGGCTGCGGAGTGGCTTTTCTCTGATGGCGGCTACACGATGAACATCGCACAGCTTGCCAGAATGAAGGATGAAAAGCTGGTAGACAGCTACACAACTGCATAGCGGGGCAAATATGTGTATCTATGAACACAAGCGGGATAAAACCCGCTTTTTTGTTCGTGCTGGCGTGGCTTACCAGTATCACGACTGCGGATATATCGAGGCGCTTGCTTACGATCTGGACTTCGAACAAGAAAAAGAATGGTTCGATTTCAAAATTTACCGGAAGCGTAAACCGACGCGCGACGAGCGACACGCTATCCGGGACTTTTTAATCAGCATAGACCGCTGGGAGACAGAGGAATGAGAGCGAAGAAAACAGCAGATCAGAAAGCGTTAGTTATCACTACAACTGATGTGTCGTTATTCACGAAGGGTGAAGAAATAGATCTTAAATTACTTTTCGGCATGTTTGAGCCACACAAAAAGCCGTGGTTCGTGCATGAAGACAAACAGGGAAATATGCGCGTAGTAGTGCCGGACAAAAACAGCGACATATTTTTTGTTATTCCAGACCCGTTACATGACGGTGAATTGCTGGCGGTATTGTTGATCGCTGATGCTGTTACTTATAAAGGGAAAGAAATATGAAAGTTAAATTCTTGCACGATCACGGCTACCCATCATTAAAACGCGTGGTAGGGGAAACGGTAGACGTTGTTCATTCTGATGATGTGACCTGCGTCATTTTGGGTAAAGACCTTATCGCTCACGGTGCTGATGATTACTACATTAACCCGGCGTGGTCATATACGTTTAGCCTGGGCGACTTCGTAGGCGATAAGGGGCGCGGCTTGCAAGTAGTCGAGGGTTAATATCATGGACGTTTACGAAGATTTATACCTTCAAACAAATACCAGCACTTTTTATTTTTTGAAAAACGGCGTCGTATATCGCAGCGATGACGGGGTAATAATGAAAGAGTGGCTATTTAAACGCAAAGACCTACTTGATGACCTGGTTTTTGCCGGGATATTCCGTAAACGTCCGGCTAACCTGGAAGAAGAAATGCTGATCGACGAGGTATTAAAATGAAAGTGAATTATTTCAGGGCAAAAGACAAGGCAACAGGAAAGCGGGTGGCTATCCTGGTTAATGAAGCAAATTATATGTTTGTTCTCCAGACGTGGTGCATAGCTGACTATAACGATGATTATCGCCGTCACGCTGCGCGGCGGGCGGTCGGGATGAAAGGCTGGCAGCCTCGCGACATGCTTAATTACTGCGACTGGAATCTGATAGCAAAATACACGGTCGATTATAAAGGGGTTTTCTGATGCAAGTTAAATGCTCATACTCAAGCAATGACAGTGTTTTCACGATTGGGAGTATTTATGACGTTCACATCGTTTATGGCAATGAAGCACACACAATGAGTAATTGCCTTGCCTTGATTGATAATCATGACGAAATATGGGTATTCAGGCCGAGCTATGAAGGCGGTGAAATATCCGGTGTAGGTTTTGCTGCCAGCTTTGAACGTTATTAAAGGGGCAACAATGAAACATTTATATTTTGAGGTATTGCAGACGCGCGACCGCAATATTTTTGAAGAAGGGAAGATCTATTGCGGCGTTCAACTCCACGGCGCACCGGGCGGTGATGGTGCAATGGCGATAACTGGCGATGATGATAAAGTTTATTTCGCTTATGTTAGCCATATCAATAACGCCGCTGGTTTGTATATTTATCGCATAGTGCATGATTTCCGTGAGATCGCGGAGTTTTGCGCCCGCGAAGGCAGTAAACCGGAATAAGTGAGGTGCTATGAATCGGAAACATAGATACCAGTGCACATACTCACGATGCAGCGCGTTTTTTAAGAATGGCAAGATCTACGAGGTTGACGCGGCATTGGTTGACGCAAAGGATCAGGAATATATTCATGCCATTACTGACGACCAGGGGCAGTTATGGCGATTTTATAAGATGGGTTGTGGCACGGCGCTTGTTTATGCGCGTGCTGGTGGTGGTGCTTTTGCTGCGTTTTCGTATGTAGGGGTATGAAAATGATTTTAACGTGTAACGAATCGAAATTGGGCTGTTTTGAGGAAGGCGTACAGTACACGGCTGAAAAACCGATGGGATTGTCTCCTAAATTTCCGTTTATCGTCGTGACTGACACTTACGGTCACTTATGGTATGCAGGGCCGCTAGGCGGTATTGGTCGTTATGTTGTCCGTAGTTCGGATGGGGCGATGAAGGTTACTTTTACGGAAGAAACGTAAATGTGATCTGTATCACAAGGTTTACGAAATGGCATTGTTTCGGCAGTGCCATTTTGTTATAAAGAAGCTGAAGAGAGAACGATGCGGAGGGTAGAAAAATGAAACGCTGGATTAACAAAGAAGTCGAATCTCGCTTAAACGCATTTTGGGAGATGGTGGAGAAAGAAGACCCAGCACACGCTGCAAGCCCTTACCTGAACAACATCGAATATCACTACATTGCAGCAAACAACGCGGAGTTCGAAGAAGAAGGTGGAGCCGACAAGTTCGCACAAAGCAACGCATTCAACAACGCAAACGAAATGATGATGGCAGTCATCGAACAGGCAGAGGAAGACTACGAATGCAAATCACTTGAATTCGCACGTATGGCATAAGGGGGAAACCATGAACGCTAACGCTAAATATCCGGCCTGGGTTTTCGAACTGTACGCAAGATACTTTGAATTACTGGCACAAGGTGAAGAAGCATTAAGCATTGACGAGTACGCGGAGTGCTTAGGGTTTAAAGGAGACGAAGAAGCATAAAACACGGGACCGGATGGCCCCATCAAATCAGAAGGGTGTAATCATGAAAAGCGCTAAATTTATTGCTTGCTGTTTTGTTGAAGTTCCTAACGATGATGTTTTCTGTAATTATGAATTTAAAGACAGCTTAGGCAGATCTCATGTTGTTGTTGGTAAGCGCGGCGACTGGTTATATATCACTGATGGAGACAGGATCTTCACTAAAAACCAGTTGTTAATAATAAAGGCAGAAAATGATGAAATACCAGTAGGTAATATGGGGATTATGAATTATCACGCTGGTTTATTGTTAAAGCACGATACGGTAAACAAAGCGCGTAGCTTACCTGGTGCGGAGTTTTAATTTATGGAAATAATCAAAATATGGCGCGGCAACAGTAAGGCTGACGGTGAGTTTTGCCGCGTCGTTCAATTCGTAAATTATGGTAGGTTTTACGAGCTACCTTATGACAAAAGGAAAGATGATTTCTATTTAAGCGAGTCAATCCCGGTGCACAGAAAAATAAAGGCGCTTAGGGGGTTATTGCGAAGTGGTTTTTATTCTTGCCCTAACCCATTAAACAATCCTGAACTGGTAGCTATTTTTTACGAAGGAGAATAGACAATGTCTAAATTTATCAGCGTTAAAGTTTTCCGTGGCACTTTACCGAACGAAGAAAGATTAGGACAATTTGCCGGGCAACCTAGTGCATGTTTCCGTGTAGCCACTGAAGACGATGCGCATGTTAAATGCTTCCACGTATCGGAACCGCCTTTTAATGCAGACCATCTTGAAGACCCGGATAGAATTAAAAGCCTAGTTTTTGCCTATCTGATGTTCCAGGGTATCGCTAATATGGAAGTGGAATTGCTTGGCGCTGAACTGGCGGCAGAATACAAAGTGACTGAAGGCGAAAACGGAGGGGGGGAAATTGAGCGCATCAAATAAACCTTACAAGATCCGGTGTAAAGGCGAATACCCTGGGTTTACGATTGGTTGCGAATACCTGGGCCACATTGGGTACGGCCCTTTCGGTGAGTTAGGGATGAATACGATGGACGACGACGGCGACAGCAGGACGCTTGATCTTGATTCTGATGATTTCGAATACATCCCTCCAGTTACTTACCGTGCCGTTGATGATTTCCTGGCTGAACATGAAGACGAGGGCGATGATGATTGAATGCCTTATAGCTGTGATTGTTTTGCTTTATATCGCTGGCGCTATCCTGATGTCTTGTTTTATTAAGTTTAGCGGAGCTGAACCTGGCGGCCTTGAGATTCCTTTTTGGCCTGTGACTGTGTTTATCGCTTTCTTCGACGCTACGGCAGGGCAGATCAATCGAGCTATTAAGGAGCGCAAGAAATGATTGAAGATGGGGTGTACGCAACAGTAGTAGACGGGCTGTTTTACCGCGTAGAAGGTGATGATATTCGCATCCGCGTTGGCGGTGGTGAGTGGGTAGCGCCAATCATTAAGACGACGCGAGAAACAATTAAAATATTTCTTGATGCTGGTGAACTGGTGAGGGTTAGCGACCTATGAACGAGATCGAAGATGGTATCTATTTGCATAAGGTATTTAACATCGTCTATTTACTTAAAGGTAATAAGGTGATGATAAGACCTGATGACGATCCACATTGGGAATCAAGCGACATGGATCGGCGGCATATGCAAATGTTGCTTGATAACGGCCTGATATATAGAAAGCCGTAAGCCGTATTTGTAGGGCGTAAACAAACAGATTAAAATATTTCCTAACAATGCGAAATTGTAATTACCCGGCCCCGCGCCGGGTTTTTGCTTTGTTGGAGGAAAATCTATGTTCGACAAAATACGGGAGGCGTGCGCGTATGTGACTGGGGCCGTAACTGCTTTTTTCGGCGCGATAACCATCAATGACATTGCCGTCTTTGTGGGTATCTTATCAACCGTAGGCACATTTGCCGTTAACTATTACTTCAAATCACAGGAGAACAAGCGAGCGCAAGAGGAACACGACGCGCGAATGGGGAATAAGTAAATGATTAGCCAATCGCTGAAAAACAAGATTATTGCTGCGGCGGCTGGCGGGGCGATCGCTATTGCGGCTGTGATGGTTAAACCATTAGAAGGCGTGGAGTACGATCCGTATCGTGATGTTATCGGTGTATGGACTGTATGTTATGGTCACACCGGAAAAGACATTATGCTGGGTAAAACTTACACGCAATCAGAATGCGATGCTTTGTTAAACAAAGATCTCCACAAAACCGCAAAAGCGATTGACCCATATATTAAAGTCGAAATATCAGATTTTACCCGCGCGGCGCTTTATTCATTCGCCTATAACGTAGGCGCTACCAACTTCAAAACATCAACATTATTGAAGCTACTCAATGACGGCAAGAAATCGGAGGCGTGCGCACAGCTTAAACGCTGGATATATGCTGGTGGTAAGCAGTGGCAAGGGTTAATTAACCGCCGTGATGTTGAATATGCCGTTTGCGAATGGGGTGAAACATGGACAAGGTGAAGACGTTAATCATCGCCGTTGTTGTTTGCATTATTGCCGGGCTTACCGCCGTAACGTGTTATTACCAGGGTGAGGCGGCAAGGTTACAGGAAGAAGTCACGGTGACGAAAGGCGCACTAAAAACAGCAAGTAACACTATCCAGCAGATGAAGGAGCGAAACGCCGAACTGTCAAAACTTGATAAGAGGTATCACGATGAGATTAAAGCTATCAGATCTGACATTGCCGATCTTCGCGCTGGCATTGATAGCGGTGCTATCAGGTTGCACGTCAACGCCGAGCCAGTGTACGTGCACGACGCCACCGGAACCGCCAGCAGCATTAATGGAGCCACCTGTAGACTTACTGCCAGTGCTCAATCAAATTATCTATCCCTCAGAGAACAACTAAAAGAGAAAGACGCGAAGATCACCGGATTACAGGACTACATCAAAACGCAGTGCATACGCAAAGAATAACAGCGCGCGGACGTGTCGCCGTTTCCGCCAGCCAGCCATAACCGGGCCAATCCTTCCCGCGAGCGACGGCGGAATAGTCAAAAACACGTAATACCGGATCAACAGTCCCATTAACAGGTCAGGCGCTACCTGGGTAGAAGAAAGCGCCATTCACCAATTTTATAAAATTCTGGAAACGGTACTGATGAAGCGCCGTTTTCAGTGTTTTATAACTGTTTTCACTCCCTGCGGTGTCGAGTTTTGCGGGGGTTATATTTTTCAGAATAGGAGATTATTCTGATGGCTAAGGCTAAAGGCATTAAATTGCCTCAATTTAAGATCCCACTCTTTGAGCATACAACCGTTTTCTTTTGCCCGACCCGCGAGATGTTCTATGAATTTTGCGAAAAGGCAGGAATTCCGATTGAACCTGATTTCGAGTTGGCTGGAGGATTAACGCTTACTTGCACTGGCGAGAATGGTGGTAACTTCTACGTGATCGCAGTATTCAACAATGAGTTGGGAACGCTGGTCCATGAATGCGCCCACACTACATTCCACGTTTTAAGTGATGTAGGCGTCGTGGCTACCACGGATCCTACCCATCCGGCGAATGAGACTTACGCTTACATGGTAGGCCGTATCTTCGATGCGTTTTTCCCTATCCTAGCAGAATCAAACGAAGCACAGGTTGCAGCAATGCAGGCGGCAGAAGTCGTCGATCAGGCGCTGGAACAGGCAGAACAGCCGAAGGAAGAAGAAAAGCCAGCGAAGAAAGGTAAACGTAAGCCGAAAGCAAAAGAAGCGCTTGTACCGCGTGTTATGAGTTTTAAACGAGGCTGATTATGATTGCGTCAATACTAACTTTCGTCGGCGGGATGGCGGCTGGATTCATCCTTTGCCTGTTTCTGGTAGTTATGTCTATGCGAGACTGATTATGGACGCTTATTTATTTATCGGAATGGCGGCGGCTGTAATATTGTTTTTGTTGTGGAAGTAATGATTATGGACGCTTACATCATTGCCGGATTAATCGGCGTTTCTGTGTTTCTTGCTGGTTCTATTATAGTTGCGCTGATAAACGTATATATCAAGTATTTGGTGGGGTGAAAAATATGATTGACCCGCTAATTATCCTTTCTGCCTGCGTCGCTGTATGGCTGGCGATCATGATATTCATTGAAAGCTGAAGGTATCCACAATGAACGCATACGAAATGCTATTGCTGGTGGCTGTTATTACAGTTATTGCCGTAGATGTTTATCGGGAGTTTAAAAAATGAAATGGCTTGATTTCTTTTTCCTGATCGTTGCGATTGTTCTCACTATGACCGCGCTTGCTCAATAGGTGAAAGCATGAACGCTATTGATATTATGTTGATCGTGTGTACCGTTGCATTAGTTATTATTGGGGTGATTATCAATGTCTGATGGTGATTTCTTAATCATGGCTATATGCACGCTGTTAACTGTTATTGTTTTCTTCGCGTAAAGGTAAACAATGAAAGAATTATTCGATTGGTTGGAAGTATTAACATACTGTGCAAGTTTTGTTGCTTGCGTATATATCATCAATAAATATTAAAGGGGTGACATGGTGAGCAATGAAGAACTAAAAATGGCTGATGAAATCAGAAAGGCACTTGACGCGGCAGAAAACAATGAAACCGTCTACTTTTCCGAACGGGAAGTAGAAAAGATGATGGATGAATTTAAATTAAAATTTGAAAAAGATAATTGAGAGGTGAAATATGGCCCGCACTAAAAAGGCAAATGCTGACGATAAAAAGCCAGCAGCTAGAAAGGTGGGCCGTCCGCATGGTTATACCGAAGAAAAGGCATTAGAGATCTGTGAACTGGTGGCGGACGGTCATAGCGTTAATAAAATTTCGAAGATGCCAGGTATGCCAACACGTTCAACAATCCTTAAGTGGTTCCGTGATGTGCCGGAATTTTCGGACATGTATGTGAGAGCGAAGGAAATAGGTTTTGAGGTATTAGCTGATGAGATCATCGATATAGCTGATGCGGCGGAGAACATTGATAAAGATGAATTACGCCGCCACCAACTAATGATTGAAACGCGTAAATGGTTACTGGCAAAACTGCAACCGCGTAAATACGGTGAACGCGTCACACAGGAGATCGTCGGCAACAGGGAGGAAGCGCCCGTACAGGTAGAAGTCACAAAAGAAGAGATCGCCCGCATCGTCCAGGAAGTAGAAGACGAGGTGTGATTATGTTGACAATCAAAGAACGAGTTATTCAGTCCAAATGTGAAAACGACGGCCTGTTTTTCAATCGCTATTTCTACAAGCAAGCGAACGGAACGAAGATGTTAATCTCAGGCCATCATTTAGCCATCCGTGATGCACTGCAACGCGTTATTAATGGTGAGATAACCCGACTCATCATTAACATTCCTCCAGGGTACGGTAAAACCATGATCGCAACCATCAATATGATGGCGCGGTCCCTCGCAATAAATCCCCGCACACGCTTCCTTCACGTTTCCTATTCCAACAACCTGGCATTACTCAATTCCTCTACTGTAAGAAACATGATCTGTACGCCTGACTATCAGGCAATGTGGCCCATGAAGATCCGCAACGATGCAAACTCAAAATCGATGTGGTGGACCGAATACGGTGGCGGCGTGTATGCGACGTCATCACTTGGTCAGGTGACTGGGTTCCGTGCGGGGTACATGGAATCAGGATTTAACGGCGCGTTAATCATAGACGACCCATTAAAACCCGCTGACGCTTACTCCGACGTGGTGAGAAAGCAGGTAAACACCAACTATAACGATACGCTTGCTTCACGTCTGGCAGTGCAAACAACGCCTGTTATCGTCATCATGCAGCGCATCCACTATGATGATTTGTCCGGCTACCTGCTACGCGGTGGCAGTGGCGAGAAGTGGCATCACCTTAACCTGCCAGTGAAGATAGACAATAGCCTGGGCTACTGGGATCTGTACCCTGAAAACGAGTTCGCTATCCCTATTCCTCACAACCTGCCAGATGGCTGGCTATGGCCTAAAAAGCACAATGATATCCATGAAGCTGGACTGAAAGCACACAGACGGTCATTTGAAGCCCAGTACATGCAGCGCCCGCGTAAATTCGACGAAGAGGGTGCGTTATGGACTGAAGCGATGATAACCGCCGCGCACCGGATGCAGATAACGCAGGACAAGATCCGCACCGTGATAGCTATTGACCCGGCGACAACATCATCTGATGAATCTGACGAAACCGGGATTGTGGCGTGTTCCGCTTATGGTGGCGGTAAGAATGCTCAGTATTCTGTTGATGGTGACTATTCGGGCCGCATGTCGCCTAACGACTGGGCGCACGCATCAATGAAAGCATATGACATCCATGAAGCTGACGCGATAGTTATCGAAACCAACCAGGGCGGGGAAATGGCAGAGGCCACGTTGCGTAATGCCGGATTCAAAGGCCGCATTGTTAAGGTGCACGCAAGCAAAGGTAAATTCGCCCGCGCCGAGCCAATATCAGCACTGTATGCACAAGGAAGGGTGGCCCACACAGGCAGCCTGTACACGCTGGAAAATCAAATGATGGAATACGTGCCAGCTACCGCCAAAAAATCCCCTGACCGTATGGATGCGATGGTATGGGGGATCACTGAATTAAGCCAACCACAGGCGATGGGTCTTATGTTACCTAAACGCCTGCGCGGATTTTAAGTTATTGATTATTATCAACTTCGAAAAATTTTCGAAGATGAACAAGAATAATTCTCAATTGGCTACATAAAATCTGTCTCACAATCCCCCACAAGTTTTTCTATTTTTCGCGTAGCAACGCGTAAACATGTATTCAGGAGTAAATATTATGCCATCCAATTTAGAATTGGCGGTTAATGCTGCCTTGTCACAACGCCAGGCGGCCTTTGCCCGCTATGCAGCCGCTAACCCATTCTCAATGGGTATTGATGCAAAACGTGATGCTGCGTGGAGTGAATACGGATTCAAAGAAGAAATCACCTATGCCGATTTATACAAACTGTATCGTCGCGGTGGTATCGCTCACGGTGCTATTGAGAAGATCATTACTACGTGCTGGCGCACCAGGCCAACGCTGATTGAAGGTACGGAAGACGAGAAAGCGGAAAAGGAAACTTCGTGGGAAAGAGAAATCAAAAAACGATTCGACAATAGATTCTGGCGCGTAATTGCTGAATGCGATCGCCGCCGCCTCATCGGTCGTTATGCTGGACTGTTAATTCACGTCAGGGATAACAAGCCGTGGGATCAGCCAGTAACAAAAGGCGTAGGCATTGCCAAATTTACCCCCGTATGGGCTGGTGCTCTTACACCGAAGGACTTCGAAGAAAACCCGGATAAAGAAAACTATGGCCTGCCGACATGGTGGGAATACAAGGAGCGCATCAACAGTAAGACCATAGCAAGAAAGATACATCCAGACCGGATATTTATCTTCGGTGATTATTCTGATGATGCCATCGCTTTCCTTGAGCCGTCCTATAACGCATTCGTTTCGCTGGAGAAAGTGGAAGGCGGCAGCGGTGAGTCATTCCTGAAAAACGCAGCACGTCAACTGGCTATCTCGTTCGATAAAGAAATTGATTTCCGTTCTCTGGCTGCAACATACGGTTGCGACGTTACAGAGCTACGCGAAAAATTCAATGAAGCGGCAGAGGATATAAATAAAGGTAATGATGTGATGATGGCATTACAGGGGGCTACCGTTAGCCCGCTGGTTACTGCCGTAGCAGATCCTTCCGCTACCTATGACGTCAACCTGCAAACCGCAGCCGCTGGTATCGATATTCCAACGCGTATCCTGGTTGGGAATCAGCAGGGCGAACGCGCATCAACCGAAGACCTCCGCTACTTCAATAACCGCTGCATGACCCGCCGTGAGGAAATAGGAGGCGAGCTTGAAGAACTATTCCGCAAGATGGCAGATCTCCGCCTTATCGGTATGCCAGTAGACGTATCTGTACTGTGGGACGACCTTAACGCCATGACAAAAGCAGAGCTACTTGACGCGGCATACAAAATGGCACAAATCAATCAGGCATGTCTCGCTACTGGTGAGGAAATATTCAGCGGTGACGAGATCCGCGAAGCTGCCGGATACGATGGCCCTGCTAGTGAGGTAGAACTGGAAGAGGAAAACGATGATGAAAGTGAAGAAGATAATCAGGCGAATACCTCCAGCCGCGATAATGCCATCTAACACCGAAGACCCGACCGCGACAGGTAAGTTAAGGTCGGGAGCTATTAAGCGTTTTAAAGCCTGCCTGAAGAAAGTTGCGGATCCGTATATTGCCATACTGGACAGAATACAATATACCCTGGCTGTTAATAAAAAATACACCTTCCAGATCTACATCGACGAATTACATGATTTGCTGGAAGACGCCAGCGACATGATTGATGAAATATTCGAGTTAACAGACCCGGAAAACTTCTGGTTCTGGCAGGAATACGTGAAGGTGGCATATCAGCGCGGCACTTCTCAGGAATATGCCAACCTCGCTAACCAGTCAGTCACATATTCCAGGGCTTACCCTGAAGTGTCGGCGGTATTAACCAGTCAGACATATCGCACACGCCTTGCCCTGGTTCGTACCCGTGTATTTGAAGAGATGCGCGGGCTGACCGCACAGATCAAAAAGGATATGGCCCGACGATTAACCGAAGGGATGGCCCGTGGCTTAAACCCACTTGAAATAGCGCGCACATTGCAGCAGGAAACGCAATTGCCTCTATACAGGTGCAAACGTATTGCCCGTACTGAAATATGCACAGCGTTGCGCACAGCGCGTATGGATGAGGCAGAGGCCGCATCGGATGAGCTTAACTTGCGCACTATGCAGATGCACATTTCGGCATTGTCGCCGACTACCAGGCTGTCACACGCACAGCGGCACGGAAAAATGTACACCATAGAAGAGCAGCGCGAATGGTGGAGTAGATCCCCTAATTCAATTAACTGCAAATGTAGCACGATTACCGTATTAGTTGACGAAGACGGTAATATATTAAACGAAAGAATATTAGATCGGGCGCAAGAAAACTACAAAGTTGCGCACGCTAAATATGGCGAAGATTGGGAGTAAAAACCGTGAGTAAAGAATTAATTCAGGTTAATACCAAATTAACCGCTAATACCATACGCCGGGAAACGTATAACGGGCGGGAACATATTGTTGTTCCGTCCTACACGTTACCCTTTAACATCGTAATGAACCGGGAATATTACCCGGAAGCTGAAATTATCGCTAATTACCAGTCACTGGAGGGTACGCTTGCCCCGCTGGGCCATCCTACCGTTGACGGTAAATTTGTTTCAGCATTTAGCCCGGAAGGATTAAACACGGGTTTTTGTGGTGCGTGGAACAGAAACGTTGAGTTACGCGGCAACCGTGTTTATGTGGAAAAATGGGTGGATGTGGAAACCGCCAGCCATTCAAGCCAGGGCCGCGAATTATTAGCCCGACTGGAAGCACTGGAGAAAGGAGAAAGCAAAGATCCTATCTGGTCGTCCGTCGCTGTATATCGCCAGCGTATGCCAGCCACCGAAAAAATGAAAGCCCAGGGTGCTGACCATGTAGTGAAAATCATGTCGATCGACCATGATGCTATCTTGCTGCATGAGCCGCCAGCCGCTTCGCCGGAACAGGGCGTAGGCTTAATGGTTAATACCGACCAGGCGAAGCCGTTAATGGCGGTGGCAATGAAAGAAAATAGCTATCGCACACTTGAAAAACAGTTAACCGCTGCCGCGCGGGAAATGTTCCCTGACGCTGATTACGTATACGTGGTGGACTTCACTGATAGAGAGGTGACGATCGCCACTAATGAAAACTGTGCGGAAAGATACAACTACGAAAAACAGGCTGATAAAATTATTCTCAATAATGGCGAGCTTGCAACCAACGAGGAAAGTAAATCATGGTTTGCTCAGTTCGCTGAACACCTTTCTAATCTTTTCTCCCTGAATGAAAAAATTAAGGCCAATAAATCGGAGGACGATCCCATGCCTTTGACAAAAGAAGAACGCGCCGAACTGGTAAAAGAAATTAACGAAGGCTTAGCCGCCAATATCGCTAATGCAGTAGCAGAGGCATTAAAACCAGTACAGGCAAGCGTAGAAGAATTGCAGACCAACCAAGAAGAATTACAGACCAACCAGAAAGCAATTAAAGAAGAAATTGCAGCAAACGCAAATAAAGAAGTAGCAGAAAAACGCGCCGCAGTAGCAAAAGTTCACGGCGAAATTGTTGCTAACGCATTAAGCGGTGAAGCATTAGAGGCAATGTTTAAATCCCTGGGTAAAGCAACTCCGCTAGCTGCCAACACAGCAAGTGAAGACAAAAAAGGCGAAGTCCCTGACTTTAACACTTATTTCTAACTGGAGGGAATACAATGTCTCGTTTTCGTCGTGTAAATATTGATGGTAAATCCATTACCGAAACCTACACTGCTAAGGTCGCAGTAAAACCAGGTGAACTGGTAAAACTGGACGGAGGTAAGTTTGCAAAAGCAACCAGTGCTGATGTCGGTGCAGCTCAGTTGTACATCGTCAACCCGGCATTCCACGAAGGCAAAACCATTACTGATGCAATCGCTGCAAATGAAACTGTTGTTGCTGATTATGTGGAACAGGGCCGAGAGTTTGCTCTCCTTGTTCCTGCAGCCGCTTATGTTAAGGGTGCAGCTATTGCTCTCGCAGCCGACGGGGTGAAACTGTTTGTTGCGCCAAGTGAACAGGCAGCGCCAGATCCGATCATCGCATACTGCCAGGAAGACGTAACCCTGGAGGCGGAAGATTTTATCCGCGTTCGCGTTGCTTAATTTAAAAGGGGAAAAACATGTACTTTACAAAAGAAAACCTTGCCACCAACGCCCGTATGCAGGGCCATTGGAAAGAACTGTGGGCGCAACGCAATATCTTCAACGAGCAGCACAACGCCATGATTGCTGCAAATCAGGCAAATATGACCGCTGAAATGTTGACCTGTAACGCCGTCGGCGGCTTCGCAAAAGAATTCTGGAAAGAAATCGATAACCAGATTATCGAACTGAACACCGAAGAAATCGGTATTGAGATCGTAAACGACCTGATGGGTGTGCAAACCGTACTGCCAATCGGTAAAACGCTGAAAATGTACAACGTATCCGGTGACATCGATGATGAAGTTGTGATGTCTATGGATGGTCAAGCGCCACACGGCTTTGATCACACCGAATACGGCAGCGATGGCGACCCGATCCCGATGTTCGCAGCGGGTTACGGTGTTAACTGGCGTTTAGCTCAGGGCTTAAATACTGTAGGCATCGACCTTGCATTAGACAGCCAGCGCCTTAAACTGAAAAAATTCAACAAAGCACGCGTCCAGTTCTACCTGAATGGTAACGATCGCATCGTGGTTGATGGTCATAAAGCAATGGGTCTTAAAAACCACAAAAACACCCAGCAACTTAAACTGAAAACTGTCGCTAAAATCGACCTGACCACCGCGACTTTCGATAAGATTATTGAATTCTTTACCACTGGTGAGTTCGGGAAACTGGCCCGCGCCAACTTCGTAGCTAAATACGATGTAATGTGGGTATCGCCAGAAATCATGGCTAACCTGGCACGCCCACACATCGTTAATGGCGTAATTGTTGGTAGTGTACTGGATGTTATCAAGCCGTTTGTCCCGGTTGATGATATTCGCCAGACCTATGCGCTGACTGACAACGAATTTATCGCTTATCAGCGTAGTCGCAGCGTCATCACCCCGCTGATTGGCATGACCACTGGCGTAGTTCCGTTACCGCGCATGATGCCGACCGATAACTACAACTTCCGTATTATGTCTGCTGAGGGTCTTCAGATCACCTGTGATATGAAAGGTCGTTCAGGTGTGGTCTACGGCAGCAATACCTGATTGATATGTTTCCTGTAACTCCCCGGCGCGATGCCGGGGATTTTTTTGTATGTGGAGAAAACAAAATGGTCACTACAGAACAGGCGCGGGAATATATTGAAAGCCAGGGTATTGACCTGCCAGACGTTATCTTATCTTTGCTGGTGGAGCAGGCAAATAGCGTTAATGAATGCCTTGATGCCAACTATCCGGCCTCCACTGCAACATTGATTCAGCTTTATCTGATTGGCCTGTTAGGACTAAGCCAGGCTGATAAATACGTTTCCTCGCAGACTGGTCCGAACGGTGCAAGCCAGTCTTACCGCTATGTCGATTTTAATAAGCGATGGAAGGCGGCCTATTCGTTGCTTTACTCACTGGACAAACACCATTGTACAGCCGAACTAATTCCACCAGATCCAGAAAACACCGCGCACGCCGGGCTGTGGATTGGTAAGAGCAGGAGGATGTGACAATGTGGAACGACCTGACATTACCAAATCCAGTATTGCCGAAACCATTTACCCGCGTGTGGGTTAAAACGGATAGCGGACGCCAGGTGGCGGCCTACCTCAATGATGCTGGCTTATGGGTAATTCTTTGCCCGCGCGTGGCGAAAACTCATCCAAAGGTCATTAGCTGGAGTTACGGCTATGAGTAAGATTGCGCGATTCAGTTACAAGGCATTAGCCACTATCTACCCCGTAACGCATGACGACTGGACAAACGCCGACGTATACGGCGCACCATACCTGATTAACTGCGCATGGGAGCGCACCGACGGCACTGCAACAGACACAAACGGTAATGAGGTTAGCAATACAATAACCGTATTTACCGAACTGCTTCATAATATGCAGCCAGTGCAGCGCCCGAAAAACGGCTGGATGATTGCCACTGGCGACACCACTAATATTTCCGACCCGCTGGTGGCTGGGGCCAACGTTATTACCGGGATCGTTGAATGGGATATGAGCATGTTTAACGACACGCCGGATTATAAGATCGTGACAGGGGGTTAATCATGCCTATCAAGGGGGTTAAACGCGTCCGTGAGAGATTAAAGCAGGAACTAAAGGAAATCACCGATAAAAAGACGCACGAAGTTTTATGGCGCGTCGGTATGCTGGCTGGTGGCTTCGCGGCTAATATGACGCCAGTCGATACGGGCTTCTTAATTAACAGTCAGTTCCAGTACATAGGGAACACGGCGGACGGTATGCAATTACGCCTGGGATATACGGCCCGCTACGCTGAATGGGTGCACAATATGCCGGGTACATTAAAAGGCCAGCCGCGCGAAGATTTCGGCAAAACGAATAACCTTTCAGATTTCGGACCGAAACAGGTAATTAGTTTTGGTGGTGGTACTGGAAAGGGTAATTACTGGGATCCAAATGCGGAGCCTGGATTCTTGCGTAAGGCATTCGAAGATCCTAACCACGCCGATGATATTTATAAAGAAATTGTAGAAGGTTACAAAGTATGAAACGCAGCGAAGTTTACGACGAAATAAGGGATTGGATTCAATCCCACGGATACGATGAAGGCTATATTTTGCAGGCCCGTTTCTGGAATGAGCGAAGTAATTCGAATAATGACAGATACATCGTGATCCAGCAAAACGGCGGCGCGGCTGGTGAGGAAGCAATAACCCGTGATTATTTCCGCATCCTGGTTATTTCAACGCGTAATGATACAAATATCAGTGAAGTGGAAGACCTTGCCGATGCCATCCGTCAAAGTATGTTAACAGAATATAAAACTGATAAAATTACACACATGAAGCCAGTTGGCGCTATCCCTGCAATGCAGACAAGAGAAGGGCGCTTTATTTTTACCGTAGCTTTTCAAACCATCATATCAAGATAAGAGGTAAATTAACATGTCTCAGACTTGCGAAAAAGGCACGTTTACAGGCCGTGACGTTGCTGTATTCTTCGCTATCGCTTGTCCAAATGCGAAGCCGGAAACTGGAGCGTACAAAGCGTTAGGCATGATGCGTGGTAAAACACTTTCCGTTGAATGGGAAACCGCTGACGCCACCGCCGATAAATCAGCCGATTACACGAAAGAATCAATGGTTACTTACAAATCCGTTTCTTTCTCCGGCGACGGTGTGTCCCGCACTGAAGAAATCCATAATCAGAAAGCGCTGAAACGCCACGTAATTACGCCAGGTGAAACCACCGGATCACAACCTTATGTATGGCTGAAGATCGTTTCTCCTGTAGACGTAACTGAAGGCCCATTCCTTTGCACTTCCTTTAAAGAAGAAGATCCACACGATAATGTTTCCACCTGGTCCATTGAGTGCGAAAGCGCTGGCAAGGTAACGGTAGGCGACGTTCCGCCAGCATAACAGCCAATATTAACAATCGGGGCCATTTGGCCCCTTTTCTTTTAAGGTGAATACTATGATCCATGTTCGTACAGGACAATTTGCGGCTGTGGTGAACGGTAAGCGCTATGAGTTTAATCCTTGCTTTGCTGCGATGGCTAAAATTGGCAACGATAGTGAGCTTGTCGAATATTTCGCACTTATCCACGGCAGCAAATACCCATCACGATTGCCTACAGATCCAGACCTCCGCAATCGCATTATGGCGCGGTGTTATGGTGAGATAGTACAAACGTCAATGCGCATCCTGAAATGTTGCTCAGACGACGAAATAGCCCCGTTATTGGGTGAATGTAGGTTAACTTCTTCCGGCAAGTTACGACTAAAACCCGGACTGATGCCGACCAGTGACGTTATCACGCTGGCACAACATTGCATGTACCACGGTTTAATCGGTGACGGGCCAGAAGAAGACGCCGGAGAGAGCCGGGAAGGGGAATATAAGCCGACTTTTAACGTGCTGGAATTCGTTTATTCTGCCGTAGCTCACCTGGGGTTATCAGAATCAGAAGCATGGAATATGACAATGACCGGATATAGGGCCGTTGTACGCGCTAAAACGCCGCCAGACGAAAGAAACGAGAGAAGCAAGCCAAACATTCACATAAATAAACGTGCTTATGACGAGCAAATGGAGGCCGCTAAAAAGGCACTAGAAAGAATGAAAAATCGTGAGCAAGAAAAGCCCGGTAGATCCGGGCGTTTTGCTAATTGAAATCTTTAATTGCTGTACCTGGTGAACTGTGTGTGATTGTATTGTATACAGACTTTGCCTTACTGCGATCTTTCCATTCTTTTAGGATGCAGTTATCAAACTTTGCGATAACCCTTGAAGGGGATAATTCTTCAACATCCATGTAAGTAAATCCTATCGTGCTGGTTACTGAATACCATACGTGATAACTATAATTACCGTCATGCTCGATTCTTTGTGGTTCCCCCATTATTTTATTCACTTGCTCACAAGTCATTCCAACTTGCAAATTTTTATCAGCTAACTTAACGAAATCAGTTGATCTTGCGCACCCTGTAAGAGCTAAAGCCATAACACCAATGAGAACCGCTTTGATTATTTTTTTCATGATTTACCCCTTAATTCCAGTTGCAAGCGTTTTTCACTTTGTCGATGTGGTTATAAAGACCATCAATGTTAAACACTGCTTTCTCAATGTCGCCAGCTTCCGGCACTACTTCAATGATGAATTGTTTTTCGTTAACCAGTTTTTTAATCATTGGGATGGCTTTTTTGCCGTCCCATAATCCAAGAGCTTTATAATTAGTTGACCGCCACCACTCAGTAGCTACAGCTTTGTGAACGCCGATCCGGTAGTTAATATAAGTAGTGTCCCCGGCGTCAGTTACATGGTGTGACCATGCTACGAACATTTTTGTTTTATTACCCTGGCAAGCGATTGTTAATACCGGTTTATTCTTATCCTGTGCCTTCAGTGTCGGGAAAGCATCAAGACTTCCGCTGAATTGTTCTGCTTTCACAAAAAGGAATACGTTTTTTGCGTCCTGCATATCATCTTTTCTTTCAACTACAAGCCACTGTTTACCAGCATTTTCTTTTTCTAACTGTGCATCGTATGCGGCTTGTTTTGCTTGTTGTTCTGCAAGCCATTTAGCATTTTTCTCTGCTAATGCTTGTTGCTCTTGATTGGTCACTATAGGCGCTTTTTCATTATCCTCATTGCAACCAACCAGACCCAATACCGCCGCAATCATTGCCACTTTTGCTAACCGTTTCATAACCCACCACGCTAACTTGATTTACTGACCATTCCCTTTAGCTTCCTTATACAAAATGGAGTCGTTGAAGTAAAGCCATTTTGTATAAAATAGATACACAGATCACATTTTTGCATGAGGTTAAATCATGGCTACCAGTGTAGGTACAATTTATTACGAAGTTGATGCGAAAACTGGTCAACTTCTCGTTGCACAACGACAGGCAGACCAGGCCTTTGATCGTATAGAGCGCGGCGCAAAACAGGCTGACCGCCAGGTAAACACCCTGAAAACATCCATCAAGGCACTGACCAGGGTTATCCATCTGCTAATTGCTGCGGAGGCTGTGCGCCAATTTATGGATATGGCGGAGCAAGCAAAAATGCTTCGCGTAAAAATCAAAATGCTTACGGGCGATGCGGAGTCCGCCGGACGGGTTTTCGACGGCCTGAAAGCAATATCCAGGGAGACGGGGCAGAGCCTGAAAGATACTGGCGAATTATGGCAAGGCCTGGCTATCTCACTAAAAAACACCTCCGCTACGGAAGGGCAATTGCTTAACCTGGTTGGCACTATTCAGAAAATGGGTGCATTAGGCGGCGCGTCAGCGGAACAGATGTCTAACTCAATGCGTCAATTCCGTCAGTCTATCGACGGCGGTGTTCTTCGTGCCGAAGAATTTAACAGCCTGCTTGAAAATACGCCGACCATCGTACAAACAATGGCCCGCCATATGGGATTATCAATGGGCCAGTTCCGCGCCGAAATGCTGGACGGCAAGATCACGGCTGAAAGGATGGTTAACGCAATACAGGCGGCTACGCAGGAAACAAACGATAAGTTTGCTCAGTTGCCGCGCACATCCGGCATGGCTATCAATGAGCTTAAAGTAGAAATTATGGGCCTTGTTGAGCAGTTGGATGATCTTTTTGGCGTGTCAGATGGCGTTGTTTCAGCTATCGACTTGATCACGAAAGGCGTTAAAGGGCTTGGCGATGGCGCTAAATTCGCTAAAACCTGCTTCGACACACTCAAAACGGCTGGTAGCGAATTTATCGACATGTTTGATGATGTGGCTGTTAAGGCTGGAGAGGTGGCAGAGAAGATCATCGCAATGGTGACGCCAATCAAGGCGCTAATGGATGGCTATAAATGGATGAAGGAGGTAGTAGGAGAGCAAACCGACGAATATAACAGCAACTACGAGAAGAAATACGGGAAGACCGTTGGCAAGGTCATGCAACTACAGGATGATCTGACCGCAGCAATCCAGGCTACAGAAGAAGCAAGGAAAAATGAACAGAATGCTGCCAATGACGGAGCGATTACCGGATTCGACAAGCCAGTAGACAAGCCGAAAAAACAGAAAAAAGAGAAGAAATCGGAAGCTGATCGGCTTGGTGACAAAGGTATAAGCGTTTCTGATCAGTACAACAAAGACGCCGCCGCCATGCGCAAAGCGTTGGAGAACGGCAAGGCCATTGATGCTGCATTTGCCCAGGGTAAAATCACGCTCCTTGAGTACCGCGCCGCGCAAAAAGGGATCGGCAAGGAACTGAAAGAAGAATTAGCACAAATTCCGGTAGATGAATTGCGTGATAAATGGTCACAAATAGTAAGCCCGATGGATCAGCTAAAAGGCGAAGTTGACCCCATCCAGCAGGCGCAAAATGAATGGGCCATCCGTAAGCAAATGCTTATAGACCTGGGCGCTACTGAAGCGCAACAGAAACAGGAATTGTTAGCCTATGAGCAACAGATCCGCGATCTGAAATGGGAACAATGGCAGGCGCAAAGCGACACAAACGGCCTTATCGGTGATTGTGTTAATGGCCTTAAAGGCGGAATGAGTAATGCGCTTGTTGGCCTGTTAAACGGCACTCAATCATTGAGTGATGTTTTTGCTAACTTAGGAAGCAATATACTCGGCAATATCGGTAACAGACTCTCAGACATAGCTGCAAACTGGATAGCAGATCAGATCATGATGGAGACACAAAGCAAGGCCACGCAAACAAGTACAACAGCAAGCGCGGTAGCAGCTCAGGGAAGCATTGCTGCGGCGGCGGCCCCAGCAGCGGCGGCAACTGCGGCGTCAACTGGCGGTAGCTGGGCGGCGGCTGGTTCGGCGGCGCTCACTGCGATCATGTCGCTGGCTACGTCAATTTTCGGCGGCGGTCGCTTTAATGGTGGTAGCGTCATTGGTGGTAATATGTACCGCGTAGGGGAACACAACAGGCCGGAGCTATTCCAGACATCTAACGGCAATCAATATATGATCCCTGGCGAGAACGGCAGAGTTATTCCGGGCCGTGATATTGGCGGCGGTGGCGGTATTAGTATGCCTGTCAGTATCAGCATTCAGACCACGAACGGATTCAGCGACGAAGACAGCCGCAGACTTGAATTAACAATGGAACGTGTAGCCATGAAAATGATAACAAGGGAATCTCAAAGACCAGGCGGAATGTTGCAACCTCGCCGCAAATAAACTAAACCCCGGTGCAATGCCGGGGTTATTTTTCGTATTTATAAACGACCATTCCGCGCGATATATCCCCTTTCGAATATCTCGACTCACTTATGAGTGCCTTTCACGCCACATAACTTGTTATAGGCATGGTGCTCAACAATTAACCAAACCTTCAAATCTTCGCTAAACAGCCTCCAATCAAGATTGATATCCATTTTGTATCCGTAACCGTCGCGTAACTTTTTGGGGTAAACTTCTTTTCTCAGAAAGGCTTTAAGTAATTCCTTACCTTTCTTGATGATCCGGTCCTGTGCGTTTTTCTGTGCTTTCAGATTTCTGTCAATCGCTACCAGTTTCATAACTCACCCCATCATCCTTAGTTAAGTGCCTTCAGGAAGAAGTCCCGGTATTCATCTTCTTTCGCATTCATCATGAATTGACCGTATTTGAATGCGTCGTCGAAACCCTTAACGATTGCTATTTCCACTTGTTCGAATGCGTTATTTAGCATTACTACTACATAGCGTTTCATTTTGGGCCTCCTTCGTTGGTACTACTTTCTTCTTGCTTTCTATATACATCTTGTTGCGTGCTATGTGAAGCCATTTTGTAAACTAGCTATAATCATTGTGACAATGATCTTATTTTTCGCGTAGAAGCGCGTAAAGATATATACAAAATGTAACTTGTGGGGGTTTTATGCCGGAAGTGTTCAGATGGACGCCGCAAAGAAGCTACAGCGTGACCAGGAAGCCAGACGTATCTGTTGTTAAGCTGGGCGATGGTTATGAGCAAAGACAGGTAAAAGGTATCAATCCATTGCTTGATAGCTACACCCTGGTGTTTAAAGGCAGTAGCGCCGGATGTGGTGATGGTGGAAACGTAGCAATCCAGGCGGAAGCATTCTTGAGGGCGCGCGGCGCGGTCGAGGCTTTTTACTGGTCGCCGTCAATGGATAACGTGCAAAGGCTTTTTGTCTGTCGGCAATGGAGCATGACTAAAGACGGGCCTTTGTACACGCTAAACGCAACGTTTGAGCAAGTTGTTGGCTAATGGGGGGTTGTTATTTTGTTAACTTCCCCTTCGTTTGAGTAAAATATACATATTGTAAAAATCACGATCAATCCATTTTGGTATGATTTAGCGTGACGCAGATCACAAAATGACAAGGTGAGAAAATGCGCAATATCCCGAGAGAGATGATTATTGATTCCGTCGATGCCGGAGTTGGCGCGGTCATTGACTTATTTGAACTGGACCTTACTCCCCTGGGAGGCGAGGTTATCCGCTTCCATTCCGGCGCGAACGGCTATTACGGCCAGGTTATCTGGAAGGGAGTAGCTTACAACAGCTACCCGATCGAGGCGACGGGCTTCGAAATGAAAAATGAGGGTGTTTATTCACGGCCTCAAATGGTTGTAGCCAATATCGGCGGACTCATTACGGGGATGAACAACGATTTTAACGACCTTAGAGGAATGAAGGTTACGCGCCGCCAGGTGGAGGTGAAATATCTTGACGCCGTTAACTTCCCTAGCGGTAATCCAGACGCAGATCCATCTATTGAGGCTGTATCTTTTTACGTCGTTGAAGCAATGAGCGAAGAAACAGCGGAACAGGTGCAGTATGAACTGTCAACGCCAATTGATGCAGATAAAGCTGTCATCCCTGGGCGCACCATCCTTGCTGACGTTTGCCAGTGGCAATACAGAGGCGACGGGTGTATGTACGCTGGCGGACCAGTAGCAAACGATAAAGACGAGCCGACAAGCGATCCTAAAGCCGACAGATGTAGCCACCGTCTGAGCGGTTGTCGTTTACGTTTCCCGCGTCCAAATCCGTTACCAATTTCCTGTTTCCCCGGTTCAAGTAAGGTGGGCTAATTATGGCACTTGAAGACAAAATGGTTCGCTACGCCGCAGCTCACCCGCGTGAGGAAGTTTGCGGCCTGGTGATAAATAACGAATATTTTTACCCGTGCGCTAACGTATCTGAAACGCCATACAACAGCTTCAAAATTTCGCCGGACGATTACATCAAAGCTGACGAATTAGGCGTTATAACCGCCGTTTTTCACTCTCACGTTGATGATATTCCGGTATTGTCTGCGCTGGATCGACAACAACAGGTTATTTCCGGCCTCCCGTGGCTTTTATGCTCCGGTGGCAGGGTTAGAAAATTCCGCCCGGTAGCGCACCTGTTAGGCCGAAAATTTGAGCACGGGAAAACAGACTGCTACGCGCTTTTCCGCGACGCATATCACCTTTGTGGCGTGGATCTACCGGACTTCGAGCGCCTTGATGGCTGGTGGCTTCGCGGTGAAAACCTGTATTTAAAAAACTTGCCGCGAAACGGGTTTTATCAGGTTGATGCGCAAAGCATCCAGCCAGGTGACGTAATAATCAGGCAGCCGTTCAAAGGCGCTGACCCATGCCACGCGATGATTTACCTGGGCGATAACACTGTTTTGCATCATGACAATGCCGGACTGTTAAGCCGCCGCGAGCAAATGCGGCCCGCTTATGTTCGACAAACGCATTCAATATGGAGATCTGATAAATGCTCAAATTTAGATTTACGGGCAATCTTCGAAGATATTACAGCAAAGTGTGTTTAAACGTTGAAACGCCAGCGCAAGGGCTTCGCTTATTGACCGCGCAGAATCAGGAATTCAAGAAGGCTTTTTTAAATACACCTTTGCGGTTACGGATTGCCGGGAAAGATTATAACGAAAAGACGGCCCCGGCAGCGGTTAATAGTAAATACCCTGACGGAACTACCGTCATTATTGCGCCAGTAGTTGAAGGCGGTATTGCTGGGATTGGTGTTGTAGGCTGGATCCTGATTGGTGTTTCGGTGGTTAGCGTTGCGTTCTCAATCTTTATGTCCCGCAACATGAAGATAAAAACATCGGCAGAAAGCGCACAAGATAACACCATAACGAACAACACCTACACCAGCATTGAAAACAAGGTGGGCCAGGGTAGACCAGTGCCAATACTATTAGGTGAAATGAAAATAGGTTCAAACGTCGGATCGTTAGGCATAGACACAAGCAACAATAGAGACGCCTTAGACGTTGTAAGTTAACAGGAGAAAAACCATGAGTAGCGGCGGCGGCAAAGCCAAAACACCAACATTATTGAACGATAACCTGTATCACAAACAGTTTTATCGTGTTTTAGATATTCTCAGCGAAGGGCCGATATACGGTCCGGTAAACCAGAAAGCGCCATTGAATGACGTGATGCTTAATGACACTCCTGTTACTGACGCAAACGGGAATACATCAATTCCGGGGATTAGTATAGCCTGGCGCAACGGCACGGCTGACCAATCGCCGATTAATGGTTTTAACGCCATTGAGTCAACCGTTATTGTCAACGCAAAGGTAACTCACGACACACCAATAATCAGGACTGTTTCAGATCCAAACGTTACCCGCGTCAGGTTGAATCTTGGTGTTGATGCTCTCGTTCAGTCAGATGAAAAGGGCAATCAATATAATACATCCGTCATGTTGATGGTTGATGTTAAACCGTCATCATCTTCTACGTGGTCGCTGATTAAAGACATACACATTGGCCCTGGTAAACAAAGCGGTGAATACCTGGAAGCTCACATCATTAAAGCGCCGGATGAAAAACCGTTTGATATTCGCGTTCGTCGCATAACACCAGACAGCAACGGCGATCTATTGCGGAATGATACGCGGTGGAGTAGTTACAGCGAAATAATAGATGATAATCTGTCTTATCCTCATACCGCTGTAGCTGGCGCCGTAATTGACCATGATCAGTATACTGATACGCCTACCCGCACCTATCACCTTCGCGGCCTGATTGTTGATGTGCCTGACAACTACAACCCTGAAACGCGCACATATTCAGGTTTATGGCTTGGTGGATTTAAAAAGGCGTATACCAATAACCCTGCATGGCTTTTCCGGTATCTGGTTAAAAACGAGCGCTTTGGACTTGCTCGACATGCTGGTTACATTGATGTTGATGATGGCGCTTTGTACGTGCTTTCTCAATACTGCGATCAGTTGGTTGATGATGGCTATGGTGGCCTTGAACCTCGCATGACGCTTAACGCTTACATTACGGAGCAAATGAGCGCCCGCGACCTACTGGATAACATCGCAGGTATGTTCCGTGGTATCGCGTTATGGGACGGACAACGTCTTACCGTGATGATTGATGCGCCACAAGATCCAATCGCCACCATCACAAATGCAAACGTCGTTGATGGCGCGTTTACTCGCTCAAGTATCGCACGCGCAGAATGCTACAACGCCGTGATCGTATCCTGGACTGACCCTGAAAACGGCTGGGAGCAATCAAAAGAATATGTCGCAGATGATAAACTAATCGCCCGTGATGGTTATAACGAAACCACGTTGGAGGCGTTCGGTTGCACTTCACGCGGGCAAGCGCACCGCGCTGGTAAATGGCTGATCGAAACAGCGAAACGCGAGCCGTCAAAATTCACATTTAAAATGGCCCGTGACGCCATTCACTTTACGCCGGGGGATATAATCGAGATCCTCGATAATAATCGCGCAGGCGCTCGTTTAGGCGGTCGCATCGTGGCGAACAATGGCAGAGCGATCACGGTCGACAAGGTTGATTCTGAATATATCGCGGCTGGCGACACCATCAGCTTACTTGATAGCGATGGTAAATTTAAAAAACACCAGATCATCGGAGTTAACGGGAACATTATCACCCTTGCAGCCGCCCCGGCGTGGATTCGTAACGGCACTGTTTTTGCTGTATCAACCAACGCAGCAAAACCCGTTTTATGTCGAATCACCAGTGTAGCAGAAACAGAAAATAACAGCGTATACACCATCGAGGCCGCACAGCATGATCCACATAAGCAGGCCGTAGTCGATAATGGCGCAATCTTCGAGATCAATAACGACACGCTTAATCACTTCCGCGTGCCGAACATTGAAAATCTGAAGGTGTTAAACGTTGGATCTGAAACGGTTCAATGTCGCGCAACATGGGAAACACAGACGACAACGCGTCGCCTGACCTTTGAGATTCGCGTGTATAACGCCGAAGGCGCTGTAGTTAAAAGCTACGAAACCACGAATTACAGTTATGATTTTTATGGCATTGATGCTGGCAACTACTCATTAGGCATTCGTGGCAGAAATGACACGGGCATGAAGGGTGCGGAAAGCATTGTCGATCTGGTTATTGGCGCACCAGCGGCCCCAGTTGGCGTTAATTGGGTTCCCGGTGTATTCCAGGCTACAGTTTACCCGATCAGCAGAACAACGCTCACCACTGATACCAGTTACGAGTTTTATTACTCAGGTGAAACGCAGATCACTGATCCGGCATCAATAACCACTAAAGCACAATATACCGGGCGTGGTCATCAGTGGACGTTTGGCGGCATGAATACAGGTCACACATATTACGTTTATGTGCGCGCGCGTAACGCTTTTGGTGTGTCTGACTTTGTGGAAGCGTCAGGTAAGCCAACAGAAAACTTTGATGAAATTACCGATTACGTCACCAAAGACGTAATGAATTCCAAACAATTTAAAGAAATGGTTGGTGACATTAAAGATCTAGGCGACCGCACTGATCTTATCGAAAGCGCTACGAATGACCTTAAAACTGCTACTGACAACCTCAAAACTGCAACTGATAATCTGACCAACATAACTGACGATTTAAGGACTGAAACTGACAACCTAACCATAGAAACAGGATCAATAAAAGCTGATACTGATACGCTCAAAAAAGAAACGGAAGATCTTTATAAAAAAGTTAAGGAAAACGCCGATGATATTGGACAGCATGAGTCGAGAATCGACTCGCTGGAGGTGTCTAGCGAAAAAGTTGGCAGCGAACTGGCGCAAGCAAAAGCAAGTCTGCAAAACGCCTCACTTGCTCTTATTAATAACTCGCTTGCACAGACTAACACTCGCGTAACTCTTACCGCTCAGTACAAGAAAGGCAGGACAGAGACGAAAGCGGAAATTGACCGCATTGACAACGTTATCGCTGAAGAGAAAAAAGCGACAGCGGAATCACTGGAAACCATCACGGCAGAAATGAATGTGATGGACACAAACCTTAAAGGTCAGATCTCTAATGTGCAACGCGCAGTAGCTGACGAGGCCAGCGCTCGCGCTGAAGCTATTAACGGTGTAAATGCCTCAATAAGCAATCTTGACAAGAAAACTGACGCCAGCGTAAACCGTCTTGATCGGGCAATTGCAGACGAAACAAGTGCGCGTACTCAGGCTATCAGCGACGTGAACGCAAGTATCTCAACGCTTGACAAGAAAACTGACGCCAGTGTTAAGCGCCTCGATAAGGCAATATCAGATGAAACGCAGGCAAGAAGCGACGCAATAACAGCGGTTAAAGCTGATTTAACAACGCTTGAAAATAACACAAATGCCAGTGTTAGCCGTCTTGATCAAGCTATCGCTGACGAATCAAGCACACGCGCTCAGGCGATATCAGGTATCAGCGCGTCGCTTGGCAGCGTTAAAAGTGAGGTTGATAAAAACAGCGACGAGATAGTTCAGGCGAAAGCAGGTCTGCAAAACGCATCTCTGGCGCTTATTAATAACTCAATGGCGCAAAGCAAGATGAGCACTGTTATTGAGGCGAAATACAGGAAAGGACAAAGAAAAACAAAAGCGGAAATAGCAAGGGTAGACACAGCAATCGCAGATGAGGCGAGCGCACGCGCAGAAGCTATTAGCAACGTTAACGCCAGCGTCAGTAGTCTTGAAAGCAAAACCGACGCGAGCGTTTCCCGTCTTGATAAAGCAATCGCAGATGAGGCGAGCGCACGCGCAGAAGCTATTAGCGGGGTTAATGCGTCAATTTCCACGCTCGATAGCAAGGTGACAAGCAACGTAACCAGGATGGATAAAGCGATCGCAGATGAGAAGAATGCACGCACTGACGCAATCAGCAGCCTTAACTCATCGCTTACCAGTACGATTAATTCGAAAGTATCCGAAGTGTCAACTGCACTTTCTACGCATGAAACATCAAGCGCGGAAAAATTTGGCCAGATCTCGGCATCTTTCGACGATGTAAACTCAAGCATCACGGAATGGTCACAGGCTATGGCAACGGCAGACGAGGCATTGTCAACCAGAATCGACCAGTTGAAAGTAACTATTAACGGAAACACAACGGCGATAGAAACGACATCAAAAGCACTGACTGACTTCAAAGGTAACGTTGATGCGTCATATTCAATTAAGATTGCCACTGATAAAAACGGTATGAAATACGCTACAGGAATGTCGCTCGGCCTTACTGGTAGCGGGACTAACGTTCAATCGCAGTGTATTTTCCTCGTTGACCGTTTCGTGCTTATGACTGCGGCAGGTGGCTCCTATCAGACCCCGTTCTATGTTACTAACGGTGCTTGCTACATCCGTGATGCGTGGATCAGAGACGCATCAATCACTACCGCGAAGATTGCGCAGCAAATTCAGTCAACCAACTATAAAGCTGGTTCGGCTGGCTGGATGCTAAATAAAAACGGCAATGCGGAGTTCAACAACGTCACTGTACGCGGTACAGTGTACGCAACATCTGGTAAATTCACTGGTGAGATTCAGGCCACAAGCGGGAAGTTTAAAGGTACAGTAGAGGCAAAGTCATTTGTCGGTGACGTTGCTAACATGGGGGTTGGTCCAGATCGAGTGCTTGGGCATAACGGAAGTTATAGCGCAACCATCACATATAAAGACAGCACGGATAATGCATTGACGAAATCAGTTATGCTTATGGCGACTATTTCATTAATGTCTGGTGAATATAGATCCACTTATAACGTAACGTTTAGTTGCGGAGATAAAAACAAAACAATTTCATATTACGTGCCTTATGGTGGATGCACATTAACAGTGCAATGCGCTTTTTCTGGTTTAAAAGCATCAGATATTATCGGGAAAATATATTGTCCTCAAACATCATCATCTGAAGGATACGCATATTGTACCGCGTTGTATTCTCCAACAATGATAGTAGCAAGAGGCACCGGATCATTTAGAACATCAACGACAGCATAAAAAACGGGGCATAAGCCCCGTTTTTTTTATGCATTGTTTTTATTTTTTACACCCATCATTTACACCAGAAAAATGGATAGGTAAATTACATTCACTGTCAATAATTTTACCTTGTAGTTGTTTTTCTTTCCATGAGTCAGTATTGAAATAACTCGAACGTTGGTTATCAAGGCCAGTATCACCATATTGAGCAGTGCCAGCATCACTCTTATCTGTCGAATTTACAGAAGCAAAAGCACCAAAAGACAGAGCTGATAAGATGCAAGCAACAATTAGTTTTTTCATTGTATTCACCTTACTGTTTGTTTTACTGTCATTTGTTGTTCGTGATGATCCACCCATCCGATGAGCAAATCACCGCAGAAGCTATCATTTCGTATGTTGATATAGATCAAAAAATACATTATGTATAAGCCCAAAGTGTAACGCAGATCACAAAATGGTAGAATTGTTTAGTTAATTAACAAAACGGAGTTATTGCGATGATTTACACAACAGGCACTATAGCTGTTAGCGGAAACACAGTTACCGGGGCAGGGACTGAATTCAACGCCGCATTATCTCTGATCAGAGTGGGTTGCACTCTTATTGCCATTAGCGATCCGGTGCAGATTTTTTCAATCACAAAGGTAAAAAGCGCAACAAGTTTGTCGGTAACTCCTGCGGCAAGTCCGGCTATTCCGGCTGGAACTAAATTTAGCATCCTGCTTTCAGATTCGATCTCTGTGGATGGTCTTGCTCAGGATGTCGCCGAAACACTGCGTTACTATCAGGGCAAAGAATCAGAAATAGCGGACGCAGTTGAATTTTTTAGCGACAACAAAGATGTGATTTCAGCCTCAAAATTAGCATCACAATCAGCTACCACTGCAACCAACGCTGCAACAACAGCGACAAGCGCAGCCGATTCAGCTAAGACATACAGAGACGAAGCCCACGAATACGCCAATCAGACCGCACAGCCTTACGCGTATGTTTTGCAACCGCTGCCGGACGTATGGATACCGTTTAACGATTCTCTCGATATGATCACGGGCTACGGCCCTGGTACTAAAAAAGTAACCATTAATGGGGAAGAAAAAACAATATCATCAGATAAAGTTGTTTCTTTCTCACGCGCAAGCACTGCTACTTACATTAACAAATCAGGTGTTTTAACTGTGGCTGGTATTAATGAGCCACGTTTTGAACGCGAAGGATTACTGATTGAGGGGACGCGCACAAACCTGTTAATAAACAGTACAGACCCTTCGAAGTGGAATAAGTCAACTTCACTGGACGTTACAGAAACAGGCACAGATAGTTTCGGGTTTAATTATGGTCGGTTTGTCGTACAGGATTCGATTGTTGGTACAAGTAAAGCGCATACCATTATCGGACTGTATTCGAGTGCCGGAGGGGTTGATACTTCAGGGGACGAAAAGCATGTAACTATATCCTGTCGGGTAAAAAGTGAAGTTGATAATATCGCCGTTCGTATTTTATTTGAACATTATGATGGGGAGGTAAGGACATCAATAGGAGCAGCAAACCTGAACCTTACCACCCGCATAATTAGCAAGACAGGTCAGACAAGCCGTGTTACAGCAAGGTCTGTTAAGGATGATGCAACTGGCTGGATATTTTTTGAGGCTACATTAAAAGCAGATACAACAGAAAATACGGTTGGTGGTTTTGTCCAGTATTCTCCGGATACAGGGCAGATGGTTACATCAGGGGATTATCTCGATGTAACCACTCCACAGATTGAGGCTGGTACAGGCGCATCATCTTTTATTGTTACGGGGACGGCACCGGCAACGCGGGCAAGCGATATGGTGACAGTCCCAATCAAGAATAACCTTTATAATCTTCCTTTTACGGTTCTTTGTGAGGTACATAAGAACTGGTATAAAACGCCAAATGTAGCGCCGCGTGTTTTTGATACCGGCGGTCATCAAACCGGAGCGGGGATCGTAATGGGGTTTGGTTCATCAGGTGGGTACGACGGTTTTCCGTATTGCGATATAGGTGGTTCAGACCGACGAATAAATGAAAATGCCGGGCTGGAAAAAATGCTTATTGGTATGCGGGTAAAGTCCGAACGGTCCACATGTGTAGTCAGTAACGGTAAGTTAAGCAGCGAAACAAAAACAACCTGGACTTATATTCAAAGCTCCGCAACTATTCGTATCGGTGGTCAGACAACGACAGGACAACGTCATTTATTTGGTCATGTTAGAAATTTTCGAGTATGGCATAAGGCATTAACTGATGCGCAATTAAGCGAAATTGTTTAAGGTGGTTAACATGAAAGACGTTAGCTTGCAATTTACTGACAAACAGCAATACAACGACATTGTGATTAATAGCGGCTGGCTGGATGCCAATTGGTCAACCGTGTTTATTGATGATATCGGTTTTGTCCTTGTATTCGACGATCCAGAAAGCGAGACACCTGTACTTATTGGGAAAAAAGGTTATTACGTCAACGTGCGTATAACTGGTGACGATGTTGATATTTCTCAGCTTGAGCCTTTCATCGTTCCAGATCCAGGCGTCCGCGCATGGGCTTAATGATGCGGCAGTGATAGCATGGTGATGTTGAAAGCATCGCCGAGAAACGAGGCTAACGCCTCGTTTCTTTTTGTGTACCAAATAGTGACCAAATATCAAAAACCAAAATCAAAAACAACATAACATTCTGTTTTATAAATGATTATTAGTTACACTAATCATTCCAGACAGGACCTGCGCACTATGTTTAAAGGTGTTTAACCCCGTTCAATTACGCCACTAAAATCACTTAAAAATCATTCGGTTGCAACCAAAATCCGGCATCACGTTTCTAATTCCGTACAATACTGTTAATATCCGTACAACAAAAACTGTGTACCAAAACGTGACCAAAAATGGGGGCAACATGCTTACGGATACCAGGTTAAGGACCATCGCCAACAAGCCATACGACGGCCCAAGCGAGATAGCTGATCGTGACGGCCTGTCAGCCAGGATAAGTCCAAAAGGAAAAATTACTTTCCAGTACCGTTACAGATTCAACGGTAAGCCAGTGCGAATGAAGATCGGCGAGTACGGGAAAATGAGTCTGAAAGACGCCCGCTACGCGGTGGCTGAATACAGGGAGTTGCTTACGAAAGGGAAGAATCCGGCACTGTGCGTAAAGCAGGCCATAGCCTTTGAACAGGGCAAGAGATCGATAACAGACGTAGTGGAAGACTATCTATCCCTGCCGAACGTCATTAAGCTGGTGGCATATAAAGAAGTCAAAAGCGCATTGATGCGCCATGTTGTCAACAAGTACGGCGACTACATAGCTGACGACGTAACGACAAAACAGTGGATGGATATATTTGGCGAGATCACTGCGGCGGGTCACGCGGTTACGGCTGGTTTGATATTGAAGCGAATGAAAATCATCGTTAACAGCGCAATCAGGCGCGGGCTAATGACTAACACGGCGATAAACAATATCCGTGTAGCTGACGTTGGCGAGCATTATGCGGTGGGGGAGCGTTACCTTTCATGTGAGGAGATAGGCCACTTCTGGCGCACGGTAGACAGTTCGCAGATCTATCCGCAGAACAAAATAGCCTTAAAGCTATTATTGCTAACCGGGTGTAGGGTTGGTGAATTGCAGAAAATGAGAAGGGAACACCTAGACCTGGACAACGGTGTATGGACCGTTCCGGCGGCGGTGGCGAAGACAAGAAGTGAAATCAGGCGGGGATTATCTGACTTGTCGATAAAAATGCTCAGGGAGGTTTTAACCTCCC